GTGACGGACGACACAGCCGGTCGGCTTGACGGGGTCGGTTCCTCTCGATACCATGGAGACATGGAGAAAGAAAGGAGCCGACCCCATGACACAGACAACGACACTCAACGAGACGCAACTCATTATCTTCGTCCTCTTCATCGGCGCCATTGCACACCTCGTCGCCTACCAAATCTGGGCGACAAGAGGCGACCGCGGGATTGAGAACTACGACACGCGCATCAGGCCCTTCATGTGGACTGTCTGGGCCTGGCCGTTCCACTACGGTGTGTTCGCCTGTCTGCTGATTGACTACCTGTGGGGTAATAAAGCGAAGGAAAGGAGATACTATGAATATCTGGGTCGTTATTATGCTGCTGGCATGGGCTGTGGCTATAGCGCTGCTGGACTGGCAGCTCCGCAGGTCGGCGAAGAGGCTGAACGAGGCGATACGGGAAGCGAGGAGCATTACTATTACCGCCCGGCCACGCGATCATTCGTCGACGGCGGCTACTGGGGCTACGCACAGCAGTACCACGGGCTCTGAAGTCGAGGCATACGAGAAATGACGACGCTACTGGCTATTGATCCCTGCGGGGTCGGAGGGACAACCGGCATCGTTCTCCTCGGTTACGGGGAAGACAAGCCGGCAAGGCTCCTCAACTCGTGGAATCCCGGGACTGAGGAGACCTACAACTGGTTCTACAAGAGAATGTTCGACCGCATGATACAGCCGGATGTTGTGGTGTGCGAGAAGTATGTCAACCGCAACATCCCCGGAGCCGACATCAACCCGGTTCGCGTCGAGGGCGCCGTCCACGTTTTCGGCCGGTTCCTTGGAAAAGAGATTGTGTGGCGCACACCACAACAGCGGCTGTTTGTCCGTGATGAAAACCTCCGGCGCCTCGGCCTCCTATTCGAGAAGGTCGAGGACCACCACCACGACAGGAGAGAAGCCGCACGGCACGCCATAGCCTACCTGGTTGAGCGCGCACACCACAAACCCACGTACGAGAGAGGATGGAAATGAAGATAGGGTCGCTTTTCACAGGCATAGGCGAATTGGGGCTCGGGGTATGCGACACAGTGACATCCATCGCTCCGTACGGCAACGATATCGAGTGGATAGCAGAGACCAACGGGAATGCGCTGAAGATACTTGATCATTCAACTATGTTCCACGGGGTGCCCAATCTCGGCGATGTGACGAAAATCGATTGGTCCGCGGTACCCGACGTAGACTGCATTACCGGAGGGACGCCTTGTCAGGGCTTCTCACACCTCGGAGCCCGTAAAGGGCTGGAGGATGAGAAGAGCTCTCTGCTCTACACGTTCATCGAAGCCGTGAAGGCGAAGAAGCCGGATTACGTTTTGTGGGAGAACGTCGCAGGGGCTCTCACGAAGGGCGCATATGATGTGCTCTTGGACGCGTTGAACGAAGCTGACTACTCGACAAGCTCTGTGATACTCCCTGCGAGCCGCCTCGGCATGCCGCACAAGAGAAGCAGGCTCTTCGTCTTCGCCGAACGTACGGAGAAATGGGCTGTCCCCTTCAACGCACAGCTAGTCGAAGTTAGACCTGACACACGGCTACGCTGTCTGCCGACCCCCAATCGGTCCCGCATGGACGGCAGGAAAAGCCCCGGGTATTCCAAGCGCCCATCCTTCTACGACCTCAAGTATTGGAGCGAAGACGAAGTGAGGGCTTCCTACGGGGCGGCCATCGAGCGTTGGGAGGAAACATTCGGTCACGAGGCCCCTCCACTTGCGAAGCCTAAGGGGACTCTCAACGTAGAGTTCATCGAGTGAATGATGGGCTTCCCGAAAGGGTGGGTGACCGACGCGGACGACGTGTCGCGCACAGCACAGTTGAAGGCCCTCGGAAACGCGTGCACACCCCAACAGGCTTCCGAAGCCTTTTACCACGGGCTCCTGCAATTGATAAGAGAAAGGACCAATTGATGATTAAGAAATGGAACACCGCACGGTGGATCAGGACATACTGCTACGACAACGAGGCGCTGCACGTCGAAGACTGCTTCGAGCTGGCTGTGCGCCTCGGGAAGGCGGGCATCGGCCCGGTCTTCGAGTGGGACGCCGACGACCCCTTCTCGTCGCACCCTTGGAACGGCCAGGGTAACGGCTCGCACAGGTTCGTCGACGTGCTGTTCAGCATCATAGGACCGAGTTGGCTGTACACGCCGAACACAGACATCCACCGGTGGTGGAGACGCTATAAGGCAGGTGAGTAGGAAGAAGCCCCCGCGCAATGCGGGGGCTTCTTCTATGCGCTTATGCCGTTGTCAGCCGAGCGCCACCCAGCTGACGTGGACGTTCGAGTCAACGGCCCACTTCCAGTTACATGCGGTGGCAACGCCGAACTGCTTCTTATCCACGGGGAACCCGATGATACTGTGTGTGATGGCATCTGTAACTTGGCACAGTAGTGAACGAGGTATACGGTCAAGCTCCTCGGGGAAGGGCACAGTGAACGACTTTATATTGTATAGCTCCCATCGTTGGTACCCTGTCTCGAACACCCCGGCTGCTAGGACCGCCATTTGCGCGCTGAAGTAAGTGAAACCCGATCCGTCGTGCTGTATCTGGATACGGTCGTTCAGGATGTTGAAGATGATAGGCTCGTCGGCCGTTCCCTCCACACCCTGGCGCTTCAGCTCCTCAACCTTGTTCTGTGCGTCCCACCGCGTCTTCACCGGGTAGATAACCTGCTTGCGCAGCTTGCCCACGACGTTGGACACGGACGACGATATCGTGTTGAACAAACCCTGCAGGGGTTTGACGGGGTCTGTGCCCTCGATGTGGGCGATCCCGTTGCTGTCAGTTGTAGCCATGTTTCCTCTCTTTACGTGTTAGGCTGGTTGGATTCCATTACCAGTATAGTGCCGTTGAAATAGTTGTACTCATCTTTTTCCGGGTTGTGAGTCAACCTGTTTTCCCCGATAAGGCGGAAGACCACCTGTGTAACGCGCGGCACCGTCAGGTTGTAGAAGGCGTAGAGGTCGTAGTATCCAGCATTAATCTCACCATTGAACATCCCCGGCATTTGAGAGATGTAGTATTCTTCGTACTTCGTCTGCGTTCCGCCCGGTGGTGTCCAAGCGGTTTGGAGCACCAACTGCATCTTCGACCGGAACGCATCTGACGTGCCCTTGTTCACGTAACGACCACTGCCGAAGAAGAAGAAGTTCAAATAACCCCTCCCGTTCTCGGGGTAGTTCAATATACTCTCGGACATCATTACATTATCAGAATTGGGGCCAAGCATACGAAGATCACCTGTAAGAGTCCGGAAAGACATCTTGTTGTTGGTGTTGTCCAAGTTCGACATCAACCCGTTCAGGGAGTTGCGCACCCCCCCGATCCCCATGTTGTTGAGACCGGCGTTGATATTCGAAATCTCGTCCTGCACCCACGCGCCCCATGTGTCGCCAGCGCCTAGGTTCTTGTTGGGTATCATTCCGGCTTGTACTCCTTGTGCGGTTGGTTGAACTGGAACACGTTGTAGATCGTCTTCGGGATCTTCGCCTCGTAGTCAGCAAGCGTTGTGCCCGTATCGATCTTATTGGAGAATTCATCGCAGGTGATCCGCGACGTAGCCGTCACCGTGATCTCCTGATTATTCATGTCAACGTGCGTAGTCATGAACCGGTCCCCGCCGTAGTCGAAGGCCGACCCAGACGCGAGGAACAAGTCATTGCCTGTAGTAGACGGTGTGCGCGACTCCAAGTTGGGCGACGTGAGTGTAATCGTCGGGATCGACCCCGACTTCTCCCACACAGCCCGGAGGCTGTTGTCGACCGCCAGAGACGGGGTGTTGATCAGCGGGTTGTTGATCTGCTCTTCGTCGCTACCCAGTGAGGACGATCCCGTGTGCGTGACATACGTGTCCTCCGGGCCCATCACCAGCCCGGTGCCACGGAAACGTAGTGAGTTGTAGTAGTTGGACGGTCCCGAAGAGGCGGCGATGCGGAACGGCGAATAATCCGATGTCACCATACCGCGCACAGTAACGATGATCTGGTTGTGGTTCTTCGGGTCAAGGCGCACAGACAGGCTGCCGCCCTGCCCCAGCCACTGGGACGCCGTGATCGGGAGCCCGTCGTTCCCGGCAACGCAGTAGGCTGTGTACTCCAGTCCCGACGTGTCCTTCGCAGGAATGTAGTCTTTGCACTGGGTAACCCACGGGGTCATAGCCTCGATCACGTAGGCGTCGAGCGTGATCGTCTGCTCCACGGTCTTCCGGGCGTCCACTTGGATGATCGTGTCTCTCGACTCTTTGCTCAACGGCAAATACTCGTTGTAGGCGTAACGCAGAGGCCTATACGTCGTCTTCACCGTCTTAGTGGACTGTGCGAGATCCACGCTGTAGCTCATACCCGTCACATTGTTCATGTGCTCCTTCAGGAAGTTGTTGTCACGAAGGAACAGCAGGTTAGAGTTCTGGCGGAGCATGTACACATTATGCACTGCACAAAGGGTGTTCAAATAATCCCACACGTTGAATGACCCACCGGGCGCCATGATGATCGGGTTGTATTGGTCGGACTTGATGAAGCCATCCACATACACCTTGTCGTAGTCGCACAGTTTGAACAATTCGACGACCACGTTGCGGAAGTTATTGTACTGCGTGGGGACGACCTTCACCTGCTTGAGCTTGTAGCACAAGTCATCGACGGTCACGGTGTTCGTCGAATAGTTGGACGTGAACGTTCGCACATCCCCCCGGAACTCGTACACGCTCGACACAGGGTGCTTGTTCGTCCACGCCGTTGACACGTCCGCCGGCTTGAAGAAGCGGTCCGTCAACGTCATCACCGGGTAACCCTTCGTGCCGCCCGGGACGCTGTACGACATGCGGTCCCACTGTGCGGAGAATGACTCCAGCGAGCGGTCCGTCCTGTATTCGAAGGGCTCCGGCGCGATGCTCACAGCAGCACCTTCTCAACGAACGTCGCAGTCACGGCTACCTCATAGCCGTCGATCGCTGCGCTGTACTCTTGTATCGAATACGGCTCCTTCTGCTGGAGTGCTCCATACCCCATGCCGGGCAGGAATGGTCCGTAGTTGTTCGGCACATCGTTGATCGTCTTCACCTGCGTCTCGGGGTATGCGCGCACACAGATACTGGATATCCGAGAGCTCGCCCACATCTGGATCTCGCCCCACGGGTTGCTGACGTTGTTCGTCGGGATCTGCGTCGTCACGTATCGGCCGTCGAATTCACTGACTGCCGTCACAGCCGTGTCGTTTATCTGGATCGTGCCGTCACCGCGGCACCCCGCCCACAGCTTGTACCCTTCCGGCCAGTGGATCTTCTGACCGATCTGCCAGATCCACGCCGGATTCCACGACCACGCCGGAGCTCCGTTGTAGGCGCCCGGCGTAGCTACGTGTGGGATGTCGTCGGTGAAAACCGTGGCGTTCGGGATGTAGTGCGACATGAACCCCGGCAGGAGGTTCGTCTTCATCGCCAGCGGGTCCACGTAGTAGAGCAGTTCGTTGGTAGACAGCAGGTACAGCAGGGCTGCGTGCTCCGCCACCGTGTTGGCCGCCCAGGTGAGCGTGAACTCCCTATGCGTCAGCGCCGACCTCTTGGCGAAGCCGTCCCCTCTCAGCGTCGTAGCGCTGTAGTTGAACCCCGTGCTGTTGCTTTGGAAGTTAGCCACGGGTGCGTCAATCCAACGCATGTCATTCAGTGTGCCGAACCACACTTTGGGTCGTTTAGGCATTCCTATGCTCCTCTCCTCGATGCCATGGCGTTAGAGCCGTTGACCATCCCCACTATAGCATTGCCATCTATCACCGTCGGTTTGTTGACCGCGCTCACCAGGATGTGCCGGTCCGTTCCGGACAGCTCGACCAGAATCGGACCCCCGCCGAACCCGCCGCCTGCACCGCCGGATGACGCGGCCGAGGCACCCGAGGCAGCGGCGCGGCCGGAGTTGACGGCCTCCAGGAAGCCGTAGCCGACGGTCTGCGCGGCCTGCCTGTTGATGACGAACTCGCCGGGCGTCAACATGGCCGGAACGGTGTCCGTGGACTGTTTGCCGCCGCTGTACGAGGATCCGCCGACCTTGCCGCCTGTGGAGAACCCCCACGCCTGGTTGAAGCCGAACATGAACTGACCCACCGACAGGCTTCGGAGATCTCGCACACGGTTGCACAGGTTAATGGCGTCGGTTGCAGCCTGGTTGAACGAGAACCCCGCCTGCTGTGCGCTGCTGATGATGTTGCTGAACGCCCCGTAGCCGGCCTCACGGATGCCGTTGATCGCGTAGGACATCCAACCGGCCTTGTTGCCTGCTACATCCATCGAATAGGCGGAGCCGTGGGCCTGATTGCCCATGTTGCCCAGCCCGTGTGCGGCTGTGTTGGCCGAGCCGGCGGCCTTCCACATCTCAGCTCCGATGTTGCCTGTGATCTGCCCGAGCTGCTGGAACGTCACGGCTGCTTGCTCGGCAGCCCCGCCGACGCCTCCACCGCCGAGGGCGCCTCCAAGACCGGCTGCATCTCCACCCGTGTTGTTCAGCGAATTGCCGAGCTTGTCAGCCGCGTCGCGGTTGTCGTCCATCGAATGCTGCGACTTGCGGTTCTTCGCCTCCAGGTCGGAAAGGGCGCGCAAGGCCGGATCGGCGTTCACGCCCACCGTGAAGTTTCTCGGGACGCCGTTGATGACCTTCGACAGGTCCGTGAACGTCGCCGCGTACCTCTCGGTCTCCGCACGGGAGTAGCCCATCGAGGTCATGTTGTTGATGAACTCCGCACGCAGGGCGGAGGCGTAGGCGAGCACCTGCTGCTGGCTGGCGCCCGTGTTGGCGTATGCGAGCACCTGCTTCTGGTAGGCCTCGACGAGGGACAACACGTTACCACGCTGTTCCCTAGCTGCGTCCGAGAAGCCCGCCAAGTCGCGCCGCGCCTTCTGCTGTGCGTCCGAGAGCTTCTGCATCGCCTCGTACAGCTTCTGGTAGTTGCCGGCCTGATCGCCCTCGGCGTTCTTCCTATCCGTGCGGTTCTTTTGCTGTGCGACGGCATTTTTCTGCAGCTCGGCGCGGATGTCGTCGGCCCGCAGCGTATCGCCGTAGTCGACGGCCACCTTCAGTTGAAAAGTCAACTTGTTTCGGTCCGACTGCAGCTTCGACAGCTCGGCATCCAGCTCGGCGATCTTGTTGCGCGTTTCCTCGATCGACTTGTTGGCGTCACCGATCTCCTTATTCGCCGACTGCGCGTCCTTCGCCGCATTCTCGAAGTATGACTTGATCGTCTTGAACGACTTCGCCGTCTCGTCCAACGACTTGGGGAACTCCCACCTGAAGTTAAAGGCCGCGTTCGCCACGGAGGACAGCTCGCTGATGTAATCGGTGAAGGTCTTGATCTCCTTCGCCGCCTCCTTGATCTTCTTGCCCGCCTTCTTTGCACGATCCCCGAGCTTCCTCGTCCTATGCCGAGCTTTCTTGGCGTGCTTGGCGGCGTTCCTGGCGCCCCTAGCGAAGCCCTGGTCAAGGGCCTTACCCAGGTCCTTGATGGACGGCAAAGCGGCCGTGGAGGACTTCCCGAGGCCCTGCAGTGAAGCCGAGGCCTCCTTCGAAAAGTCCTTCCCGGTGGCGATGCTAGCTGCGATCATACCGATCGCCTGGCCTGCTTTCTGTGCGAGTGCAGCAGCCTTCGTTATCTGGTTAGCCGACTGCGTAGCTTTATTAGCCACCGCATGAAGCCTCTGCTCCACCCTCTCCAGGACCTGCACGGATCCGACGCCGTGGCTGCGCAGCAGTTGCATAATCTGCTGGATGTAGGCGTTCATCACCTCGGCGTCCCCGCCGGACGCCTCTGCAGCTTGGCGCACAACGGCATAGAGAGCCTTCAGGTTGGACCTGCCAGCTTCCGAGAACTCGTCGAAGTTCATACCGTTCTTGTACAGGCTCTCGCCCAGGTTGGCCACGGCGTCTTCGAGGTTGACGAACGCTTCGTCTCCAGACAGTGCGGAGTCGACTACCTTCTTGAGCTCCTTGGCGGCCTTATCGGCCTTCTCGCCCATATTGTCCATCTCGTCCGCAGCGTCGGCGGTGTCGCCTTTCAGGCCCTTCATGGTCTGCGCTGCCAGATCGGACTCGTTGCGCACACCATCGAAAGTCTGGTGCGCGTTGTCGTCGATCTTCTTCAAGGTGTCGATGATCTTCTCGCCGTCGAACCAGGAGATCTTGCCGGAGGCCACCATCTCCTGGATCTTGCTCTTGAACGAGTCTATGTACTGGCTGGACTTCTGGGTGCTGCGCTCAATATCGTCGGCTATAGAGCCGAATCCGTTCTGACGGTAGAGCTCGGCGAGTTTCTTCTGCGAGTCCGTCATCTCCGAATTGCCCTGCGTGACGAGCTTCGAGTATTCCTGGACGGAGAAGCCCATCTGGCGCAGTGTGGCCAGCTGCTCGTCGCCGAACTGCTTGAAGCCCGTGTTGCCGGCTATCTGTTCGGCCATCTTCTTCAGCGAGTTCTCGCCGATCGCATATGTCTGCTTCGATATCTCGTCAGTTGACTGCCCGGTTTTCTGTGCGAGGAGTTCCTGTGCCTGTGCGAGAGCCTTCGTCTGGGCGTTGGCGTCCGACGTGGAGAACAGCTGTGAGGACATGGACTCGCCAGCCTTGTTGGTGGCCTTGGCGAACACATAGGCCGCGCTGCCGCCTTCCTCGAAAGCCTTCGTGTCCTGCATCACGGATTGCGCGAGGTCGGCCTGAGCCTGCTGGAGCGCCTTGGCCTCGGCCCTAGCGGCCTCGGATCTCTTCGTCCAGGACTCTGTGACCTTTGCAAGCCCCGTGAAGAACAAGGATATGCCGGCACCTGCGGCTAGGCCCTTGAGGGCGCCCATGAGCCCCGAGGTGGCCTTGGCGGCTGAGCCCATCGCACTGGAGGCCTGCCCCGCCCCGCCTGCCGCAGCCCCGGCGGCAGACTGCGAAGCGGCGGCCTGGCCAGCTGCCCGCTGTGCGCCTGCTGCGCCCCGGGCGGCGCCGGCGTTCTTGTAGAGGGCACCGGTTTGTTCGTTGACGGAGACCGTCGAGAGCTTGTAGAGTTTGACAGTCTCCGCGAGGGCGGACAGGAGCGAACGGATCGACGTGATCGGGTGCTGCATGGCAATACCCATCGACCTCTGCGCTGTCGTCAACGCGTAGGCTCCGCCGAGCACAAGGGCCTGCTTGGCGTAGTAGCCGGCCATGATCCCGCCGGCTGTCAGGAAGGCACCGGCCAGCTTGGCGACCCACTGCGCCGCGGGGTTCTGCACGAGGTTCGTCAGGACCGTGACGAGGCCCGTAAGGGAGCCGAGCATGTCGCCGATACCTGAATTGGACGAACGGCCGATCTCGGCCTTCAGGTTCGCCCAGGAGTTCTTCAGCATCTCCAGCTTGCCTGCTGTGGTGGACGCGATCTGCTGGTACTGGTCGTTGAGCGTCTTCGAGTCGTTGTAGCCTGACTCGGCATCCTTCATCGTCTGTTCGAGTGTCTTGTGCGCCTCGGCTAGACGGAGGATCGTCGGGACGTCGCGGGATGCCTTGATGCCCAGGTCTTTGAGCACGCCTATGGCGCCCTGGCCCTGGTTCTTGAGTCCAGCGATGAACTTCACGAAGATGTCGGAGAACTTAGACGTCCCCCACGCAGACTGGACTTCTTGTGCGGAGACCCCCGCCACGCGCGCGAACAGGTTGAGTTCGTCGCCGCCGCCCCGGATAGCCTTCTGCATCTGGGTGAACATGCGCGTGATGACGCCTCGGGAGAGCTCGGGCGCGACGCCGATCGACGCCAGAGCGCCGGACAGGCCGACCACTTGATATTCGGTCATGCCGGCGAACTTACCCATGGCGGAGATCTGCGTCGAGGTGTTGGCGATCTGGGATTCCGTCGCTGCCGAGTTGACGCCGACCTTCAGAATCGAAGATGCGATGTTGTCAAAGTTCTGGCCGGTCGTACCCATGATCGTCTGGAAACGCGCGATCGTCTCGCCGGACTTGTCGAGCGAAAGGTCAGTAGTGGCCGACAGCTTCGCGACCGTCTCGGTGAAATCAGTGATGGACTCTTTGGCGACGCCCAGCTGCCCACCCAGGGCGGCGATGTTCGACAGATCCTTGAAGTTCGTGGTCGTCACCGAGGCAGCCATCTGCTCAAGTTTTCCGCGAAGCTCGTCTGCGGACTTCCCGGCGATGTCGTTAGTCCGCTTCACCTGTGCGAAGGCCGACTCGTAATCCATCGACTCTTTGACGACGGTTGTGAACGCTCCGATCGTAGCCTTCGAGATGTTCTGCATAACGGCGGCGACATCATAGAGGGCATAGCGCATGTTGGATATGCGCGACTTCGCCTCTTCTGCGGCCCGGCCTGCCCTGTCGAAGCCCTCTCCGGCTTCCCTGCCGCCTCGGCCTGCTCCGTCCAGGCCTTTGCCGATGTCGGCGCCAACTACCTTGCCCTTGATGTTGTCGAGGGCTTGTGCGATAGTGTTGATGGATTCCGCAGCCTCATGGAGTTCGGACGTACCCTGTACGTTGAACTCAATAGTCTGCTTAATATCAGGCATCACTCACTCCTGTTGTAGTAGTCCATCCTCGTGGGTAGGTCTCGCTCCGCGTAGTCCGGCATGTACGGTGTCATCACAGTATCCTTGCCCCACTTCTGCTTGTCCTCATAGGGGGGCGGATCGGTGGCTCGGTGTGTGCTGACCCAATCATGCATCATCCTTGCTTTAGTAGCATAGCATGTTCTATCCTCTGCGCGCCATGCTATATCAGGATCGTTCGAATGACATAGCCAGATAGGGTTACCACACTTCTGACATGTCTCGTCCTTAACCGTCTTGTAAGCCAACACAAGCTTATAGTCCAGTTCCGTCCAATGCCCGAAAGGGTCGGGCTGGTTATAGATGACGGCGGTGGGCCTCATATGCAGGTCCACCGCCGTCCTAACCATCGATAGAGCGCCGCTCCCCCCTTTGTCTTGGAGGGCGTCTATCAGAAATCCACCGTCACCGCATTGTCGTAGTCGGCAGAAGCTCCGAGGAGGTTCATCGCCGCCACGAGCAGGCCCAGATATTGTTCGCCGGGCAGAGCGTTCAGGATCTTACGGATCTCTTCGGAGTTGAATTTCCTTTCATCCACGTTGCCTTCGGCGTCTTCGATCTTGTACAGCGTCTTCGACAGGAGAGCCAAATAGGCCTCCGACACACGCTTCGTCTTGTTCTTCGTCTTGTCCGCGCTCTCGATGCCGATCATCAGCTCTTCGCGCACATCGGCTGTCACCGACTGGAGGTGGAACGTCAGCTTGGAGGCGTCCCGTCTCTTCACCGCTTCCTTGATCACGTCAGCGTCGGCCTGCTCTTTGATGAGTCTCTCGACGTCCTGCACCGCCTCGGCGTCAAGGTACACGACCTTCTCAGCCTTCGGCGCCTTGGATCGAGACAGCACCTCGAAAATGTCCATATTTGAAATCCTCTCTGTTAGGCGTTAGGGTAACGTCGTAAACAAGAATAGCACAGGGCGGAGAGGAGACGCCCTGTGCTATTCGCTGTGGTGTGCGCTACGCCACCGTCACCTTGACGGTCACATTCGCACAAGCGGGGTGGCTGACGATGACATCCGCACTGCCAGCCTTCAGGCCGGTCACCACACCGAGCGGACTGACCGACACCGTCGAGGTGTCCTTCGACAGGTAGGAGCACACGGAGCGAGCCACATGGCCGTGGATCTTCGGCAGGATCGGCCGGTGCTCGTTGAGGGACACCGTAAGATTTTCCGTGTCGGTGATCGCCGTCGTGCTGTCCTTGAAGATGCCATTGACTGCCAGCTGGCCCTGCTGCAGGAACGACACCGTGTACCGGGTTGGGTTGTCTCCTTCCAGCGTGTTCTTGTACGTGGACTCGATCATGAGGAACGCGCAGTACCACTGACCAGCTGCTATAGGATCACGGCCCTTAAGGACACCGCGCACAACCAAAACCAGGTCAACGCGGGTCTTCTTGAACATGTTCCACGCCTTGGCGTAGATCGAGTTCGCATCGTCGGGGTTCGTCGGGTAGTACATGGTGAGGGAGCCCTCGTACTGTGCGGCGCCACGGGACGAAGACCCGGCAGCGTCGAGCAGAGACAGGGACGACTGTTCCTTCGACGCCTTCGCGGCGGGGATCGTCGTGTCGTCCCAGTTGATCGCGTCACCGATAGCCACCGCAGATTTCATTTCCTCCACGGTGATAGCGTTGATATCCCTCACGGACGCCTTGGGAAGAACCCAGACGTTGACGTGTTCGTTGGAGAGTACTTTCTTATCCATTATGCGGCCACCTTCTCGTTGAGGACGAACGCGCCGTTCTGAAGGAAGTTCGGCTCGTACTGGATGAAGCCGTTCGACTCGTACCCGTCGACCGGGTAGTCGGTCTGGAAGCGATAGATGCTGAACACATCGCCGATTTCGAACGGCTTGTTCGGGCGCTTGCCGATGCGCTCCACGATGAACAGAGTGATATCGGGCTTCATCGTGATATCACGGATCATGTTGAACACGCCCTGGTCGTCCACGCTCTCGTCTCGGAGTGCGGTGAACTTGCCCTCGTACTTGGCGAGGGTCGGGTTCTCCACCTCGGAGATGTCGCAGATCGTTCGAGTGTTGTCCGTGTCGGGGTCGGTTTCGCCGAGCGAATAGCCGTCCAGGATCGCACACGACACATTGAACACCAGGTTACGCGGGTTGTCGGTCGCACTGAACTGTGCGTTGAGTTCCGCCGCCGTAGGATGCTGCCAGTCAGCGAACGCTTCAGGAGCGGCGAAGAGAATAGTCACGTTGCCGCGAAGCATACGAACTTCGTTAGCCACTGTGCTTCCCCCTTTTCTCGTTGTCGTTGTCAATGAAACAGTCGCTACAAGGCTCTTCCTCGGTTATCGGTACGAGTGTGCCGAAGAACTGAGCGAAGTCATCCGGGTACGTTCCGACGTCCCCAGTGTTCATGTCTTTGTAGAGGCCCATATGCACCATCCTATCAAATGCGGTTTTTAAGGTTCGTGATAAAGGAGCAGTAGAGCTCATAGCCGCACTGCACCACTTTGTGGTTGGTTCCGGCGTAATTCAAGCCCTGACCGCCGTGGACCGTGATCCCACCGCTGTTATCCGGCTCGAATCCCACGAGCCCCCACAAGATACGCTCGCCTATCTCGCGGGCATGCTGTGCGGTGAGAGCTCGCACATGGCACAGGAAGAACACCCGATATCCGTCGTTGAGCTGGGAGACGATGCTCGTCGCCTGGCTGATATGCCCGGGCGTGCCGAACACGACTGCAATGTACGGCATCTTCTGACCTTCGTCGAAGTCCGGCAGCGCCACCTCCTCGACAACCCTCTGGGGTGGAACTTCGGAGAGTTCGCGGATCTTCGCCATAATATCGTCGATGTACTTGGCCATGCGCCGCTACCTTCCCCACTTCCAGATTCGGCGAGTCTCCGTGTAGACCTCCTTGCGGGTCTTCTCGTCGAGCTTCACCTGCTTCGCCACCTTGTCGAGCGCCTTCATGCCCCACACTCTATCATCGCCATACTCCTGGCCGAGGATGTAGTCGTGGTCCCAGCCTCCGTCGAACTTGTTGGAGCCTTCGATCCAGCCATACTCGACAGTTACGTTGTCCGGCACGACGACGCTCACGCTGTCGTGCATATGGCTCGTCCAGATACGGCCGATCTTCCCTGGCACTAGAGCAGACGGGGTCTTCTCAATCGTGTCCTGCAGCGCTGGTGGGATCTCTTCGGAGATCTTATCGATGACGTTGGCGAACAAGTCGTACTCGCGAAAGTCCTCGATGCGCTTGGCGTACTTCGTGAACTTGTTGGCTCCGATTTTTGTGCGGATTTTCATACCTACACCTCGGCCTTGTTCATCGGCGTGTTGCAAATGATCGTCCGCTCGAACGACTGAGACGCATCGATCACAGCCGACACCGTCATCAGGTAGCCGGCCATGTGCGGGGTGTCCTGCGTCTTCACTACTTTGATGCGTGCAGCCATCGGTATGTTAAGCGACATCGTCGAGCGTGGGAGTTGTACGCGCACACGGTTAGTCGTCTGGGGCGCGATCTGGTCGTTCGCTACCTCAGGTTGGCGTATCGGCTGTATACGCGCTTTCCCAGAATATATGACTGAGCCATAATCATAGCTGTCAGTCTTAGCGTCGTATTTGATGTTCTTGCCATCGTAGATCGTCACCTCATCGACCATATAGCGTTCGACGCGTTTTGCTGCCATCACCAGGCGGCCTTCAGAGATACCGGCCAAGGAATTCCCTCGCTCTCTCGAACACGTCGTCCCCCTTCATCGGGACGAGAACGAGCCCCTCGCCGTTCTCCAATGCATCCCCCTGTGCGTCGTACTTGTCAGCCAGGGCGAGTAGCGCCTCGATGTTCTTGTCCCCGCCAGACAGCGTGAAGTCGTCCGCTTTGACGTTCTCGACCCCGCCCTCCGACACGAGCTTCGCCGCGTAGGCGCGCAGAGCGGCAGCTGCAGCCTTGAACACATTCGTGTACAGTGCGCACAGCCGTTCGAGCAACTTAGCGTCCAGGTCGATACCTGGTAGGAAGAGCTTCAGCTCGTCCACGGTTATCTTCGGCTTGTCGGGCACGGCAGCTCCTTTCCACTGCAGGAAACCCCGCCCCTTGTGAGGGCGGGGTTTCCATCCTTGTCGGGTATCGTTATCAGGCGCCCGCACCGCTGGAGGCCAGAGTGCCCTCCGGAGCAATGAAAGCGGACTTGACGAGGTGGCGGATCTTAGTCCGGTAGGCGTCGTTCTCGAACGAGCCCTCCAGTTCGGAGCTGTTCGTGGTCTTCTCGACGAAGATCTTCGGCCCGGTCTCGCCCTCCAGGAACACGTTGACGATATTCTTGCGGGGCATCGTGCCCTTCGGGGGCAGGAGGAACCAGCACTTGTCGGCGTAATCGCCGGCGATGAGTGCGAGCTCGGGGACCTCGTAGACGTTCGCGACCTTCCCGGACACCGTGTTCCCCATCACCTGGGTCTCGGTGCCGTTCTGGCGGCGGATCTCGACGACCTTCATGATCTGCTCCGCACGGCTCGCCAGAGCCGGGGGGACGATCAGGTTGAACTTCGTCGGCATGATGATCCGCTTGCCGTTGTACTTGGTGACTGCCAGCTGTGCGAACGCCTTCTCCAGCGCCTCGATGCTCAGCTCGGGGTTGCCGGCCAGGACGTTCTTGTTAGCCGCCTTGAAGTTGGTCGTGTTGAGGCCCGTCGGCTGGACGAGCTGCAGGGCCGCCTCGATGGACTCCTGATTGGCAGCGCGCCGGCCGAGTTCCTTCGTGATCCTGGGGATAAGGTTCCAGTCGGCTCCGTAGCGCTTCAGGGTCTCCCAGGAGAGCGGAATCTGGACACCGGCCTTGGCCAGCTTCAGCTTGAACTGCTCCGCCTTCAGGCCGAGGATCGGGTACTCGCCGAGCTCTCCGACTGCGGGCAGCCCCTGTGCGACGTAGCCCTTGCCGTCCTTGCGGACCGGAACGTTGTCGTCGGTGAAGTCGAAGCTGAAGTAGGGCACGGTCTCGAAATCGGGGGTTTCGAGGGTATCGGCCCACTCGCGCCAGTTGGACGGAACCTGCTCGTATTCGCCCTGCATGATCTTGTTCATGGTGGGGCCGAGGTTGACCGGCAGGTCCGACGTGGTGATAGCCTCGCTCAAGTCCTTGCGGGCCGAATTGCGCACACGGATGTCGTCCGCGTGAAGGGCCCTATGCAGCAGGATACCCGCTTTGTAGGCTTCCCTCTTGTTGATCGCCATGTAGATATCCTCCTTAGAGCCAAGCCTGGGTGAGCTTGACGGCGTACTTGGTAGATGCGCTCGACAGCGGGTTGAGCACGAAGCCGACGACGATCTTGCCCTTCGGGTCGGCCGCGATCTCAGGCTTGGCGGCCTTGCCGGACTCGGTGGCGCCGTCGATCGTCACGATATCCCCGACCTTGACGGATCCGTCCAGCCCGAGGTGTGCGATGCCTTCGAATGCGAGCGTCGAATAGAAGTTATTGTCGTCCTTGGGCGTGGCGGAGGTGAGAGCAACGGCCCCGACCTTGCCGACGGCGACGACATCGCCAGACTTGACGGCCGCGTCCACCTGGACTTCGTATGTGTCCCCGCCCTTGACGTGATTCTGTGCCATGCGGTAGTCTCCTTACCAGGTCAGCTTGGCGAATTCGGCTTCGAAGTCGTCGGCACTCTTACCGGAGGGCACGTGCTCGGGGGCGAAGCCGCCCGACAGGCTCTCGCGGATGGATTCGACGAGCTTGGTCTCGCGGTCGAGGATCGACTTCGCGTCATAGCCGCGGGCGATAGCCTCGGCGACCCGCACACGGGAAACCTCGGGGAGATCGGAGTCGGTGAGAGCAAGGATGGCCTCCTTAGCCTTCTTGGCCTTGTCCTCCTCTTCCTCCTTGGCCTTCTTGGCGTCCTCTTCGTCCTCTTCGTCCTTCTTCTTGGCCTTATCGGCGAGGGCTTCGACGAGAGCGGAGAGCTTGGTGTCCAGGGCCTCAAGGGCCTCCTTGAACTCTTTGTCCATTCTCTTCCTTTCGGAATTGTGTTTGTTGCTACCGTCCATAATAGCATTTCCGTTTTTGAACGATTCCAGAGCCTCGACGAGGCGACCACCAGCACCCGGAACTGTGACGAAATCCACGGAATTAACGGGCGACGGTATGAACGACTCTATCACAGGCGGCGTGGGCTCACCGGCCGTCACGAGGTCGTCATCCTGCACCAGCGTCGCACCGCAGTGAATCGACACGCCGATGATATCCGACACCTGCTCGATGAACGGCGCCCACTGCTCAACCACTTCGATCGTCGCGTACATCCCGGGCTCCGGCGCATCTTGCCAGTGGGGTGTCTCGGCGATCACGGCCGCTAGCTTCGTCAACGTCCCCTCGGGGCGCTCGTCGGTCTCAGCCTCGGTAGCATGGTCGATGTACATGTGCGTCCCGACGGGGAACGCCTCGGCGAAACTGCCCTGCAGCGCTTCCTTCGTATAGACGCCGGTAGAGCCTTGGCCCTCCGTTATGAGTCGCACAAGCCACTTGCGTGCGCCCTTAACGGGTTTGAGGACGCTAGTGTTCGTGCTCTCACTGATCTTCATCTTCGGTGTCTCCTTGGTTGAAACCGCCGGGGACGGCACCCTGATTGCCTTGGCGTGCCACAGGGTCGCGCACAGCATCGCCGTCGTCCCCACCGGACACATTACCACTCTTCAGAAAATCGTTCGGCTCAGGCAGCTCATCGCCGTGGATATCAGGTACAGCGAGTAGGTTGAGCACCGCCTGACGGTACTCGTCCTGGTGGATAGCCCCAGTCGACATAGACGTAGCAAGCGACTGCAACGCCCTATAGGTCGGGTCTTGTTCGATCGACGGGAACTTGATGTCCACGTCTTTCACCGACGGGTCAACGTCCATCATCACCTGCTTGAAGAAATCCCTCCATTTGCGCTGCTCCAGCTTGAAGCCGTTGATCGTCGGCCTGTCCAACGTCGTCGCAGCTCCGTAGGAGCCGCCCGTCGCACCAGGAGACGACAGCAGAGCGATAACCGGGATCCCGAACGATGCAGCCACAAGCGCCGCCAACGGCTGGCCGTTCCCGTAGTTCACCTGTGCGCTGGGGACGCCCACACCGGCCAGAGACTGATTGGGCCCCAAGCTCGCCGTGGCGCCTACCACGTCGCCGCGGTTCGAGATCTCCACAGCTGATTGCCTCTTGCCCTGGTTGTTACTGTTGACTATCGCCCACGCGATCTTCGACAGGGCCTTCGATAGTCTGGCGCTGTCCCGCAGGTAGCCCGAGTAGGCGACGCTCCACAGAGCAGCCGCCAGCGAATCCGGCGCACCGAATGCATGTCCCGCATGCCGACCGGACGACAGAATGTACACGACGTAGTTGCCGTTCACCTCGTAGGCCGTGTTCGGCGGCTTCCTCAATCGCTGTACGCTCCGCCTATACTCGGCCGTCGGGAACCACTGACTGATCGTGTTCTGCCCGTCCGGGGTCCATGTGCGACGCACATACTTCATGACGGACGAATCGAACGAATCCCGGACGATCTCCTCGATCTCCTCCACGGGCACCAGCGTCAGCTTGTCGGTATGCACCTCACGGAACAGGAACACGTTCCCCGCACAGAACCTTTCCAAGTTCAGGCTCTCCATCGCCGAAGCGGAGAACAGCGTCCTCTGCGCCGACTCCGACTTGATGAACTTGTCAAGCTTCGCAGAGGTGTCGCTGAACACCAAATCGTCCCCGAAGATGTAACTCGTTCTCAGCTGTGCGCCACGCTTATGCAGCGGGTGGTCCCGGGCCATGTCCCGAAGACCTCGCACAACCTCGTGGATGAAAGCCAGCGTCAGCCCCTTGTCGTCGGCGTAGCTGACCCAGTTGGCGCCCTCGTCCAGGAGGTAGGACCTCTGCGCCTCGTTGATGAACGCGATACCCTCGTCGCTAAACGAGTATGCGTTGGAATCCAAAAGTCTCCCCCATTTCGTGTAGGTAGTCGTCCTCGTCGCCGTCCATCATGTCCCCCGCATCAGAGAACACGGTCTCTTGTTGGATGGCGTCCCGTATGTTCTGGTCCGTTATAGCAGCGTACACTGCCGCGTCGGCTAAGTCGGGCGACTTGCCTACGTCCTTCTTCAACTTGTCCTTCGAGTCCAGGACAAGCCCGCCGGACATCGTATTATACGAGTAGCCGACGGACAGCAGCTCGTCGTGCAGGTCGATGTCCAGTGGATCCAGATCCAGCTCGCCTGTGCGACACCTGTACCGGAACGAATCCCACATGTAGGATCTGTAGTTGTGCCACCTGCCCCTGTCGGGGCTCGACATGGAGCCTCGCACAGCCAGAATGTCGTACGTCCGGGTCGCATATGAGTTGAGTATGTCGAACATCCCGCCGCCGATCCCGTCGCAATCGATCGCCACAGCGTGGGCGCCCTCGCGCAGGGCCAGGTCGTGCACCCGCTGTGCGCTGTGCACCAGGTCCGTCTTCGCCCAGGAATCCACGAAGCGCACAACCCCGTTCACGCACAGGTATACGACGGAGCGGTCCGCGCCGAACCGAGCCACGTCCACACCCAACACGGGCCGACCGATCCGCTCCCTCTCCGTCAAGCAGGCCGTCTCAACATCTCCTGGCAGGATCAGCGAATCCTCGATGTCAAAAGCGAACTCGCCCAGCACGCGGGCCTTAAACCTCGCGCTGTCCTCTCCGTATTCCTGCTTCTTCTGCTCCACGTACGACGGCCCCGTCAGTTTCTGCAGCACATTGGGGGGCATGGGCTCGCCTGTGAAGTTAGGGCTCTCCAGGACGGAGATGGACATCCGCTTCCAGTTCTCCATCTCCTCCTTGAATATCTTCCCCAGGTAACTCATCGGGTCCGTCGGGTTCGCGATCAGCACACGCCGCGACGCCTCGTTCGTCGTGATGTTCGCCAGGGCGTCGATCAGTTCACCCGAGAGCCCGCAGGCCTCGTCGCCGATCGCCAACACATCGCCGTGGATGCCCTGGAAGGAGTTGCCGCCCAGGTTGTCCGGCGGCTTCCTACCACGGCCCAGCGGAAGTTTCGTCACATCGTCCTTCCATTGGACGTCCATCGTGATGCGCCCAGGGAGTTTGTGGTCGACGAGCCCCTCCTCGAAGCGTCTCTCCACGATGTCCTTCAGCTGCATCACCTCGCGCCACAGCACGTCCTGCACCTGCGCCATCGACGGAGCCGTTGAGATCACATAGCAATGCGGGTAGCGGGTGTCCACCCACCAGCAAATCAGCACAGCCATAAGTCGGGACTTCCCCACGCCGTGGCCCGCCTTCACCGCCGTCGAGTTATTGTCCACCACGGCCCGGGCGATCTCCCGCTGTTTGCTCCACAGCGTCCCCTCGTCCGTGCCCAGCATGTACTGAGCCCATCCCACGGGATCTGACTTGAAGCTGTCCTGCCTCCTGTGCGCCTTGACGGTGGCGATAGCGCTGTCGATCGCACTAGCTTTGATCAGCATGTGCCTCCTTCAGCGCCTGATAGAACACTTCGTCCATCGCCTCAGGGTCGAGCAGTTGCCCGTTCGAATAAGCGCTGGATATATGAACTCGCACACGCTCCCAGGCGTCCTCCACCAGATCGAGGATCAGTCGGGTCTGCTGCTTCGTCACCCGAGCCTCTTCCTCGTCGTTGTATTCCTTCACCTTGTCCAAGCGGTCGCCGAGCTGCTTGAGCACGCTGTTGACGGCCTCGATGTGCCGTGCCGCCACCTCGTCCGACTCGAAGCACTTCTCTAGGAAATTGAAGGCCCTGGTCTTCAAGTCGTACATGTCGGCGATCAACATCTGCTGGCGCTCCAGGTTCGTCCAGACGTCGTTGCGCTTCAGCAGGGAGCGCACACGGGCCAGGCACGTCTCCGCCGGCAGGCCGAGCTCCTCGGACATCTCGGAGGGGCTGGCCCCCGCCTGTGCCAGGGTGAGCAACCTCCTGTCGTCCATTGCCAGCTCACCGGTCGACTTCTGGATCGCGAAGCGATCCCGGTCGTTCTTCACCAGCTCCTTGGACGCAGTCTTGGTTTGAGCCGGCTTCTTTTTCGTCGTTTTCTTAGGTGCGGCCATCACAGCCCCCTGTACCGGATCACCACCGGCGCCTCAAGCGGGTCGCACACCTTCACGGTAGGCCGCTCGACTTGCGTCATCAGCGTCACGCAGAACGTGCCGCCTTCGGTGCTCAGCGACGTGATCTTCGTCTCCGTTGCGTTGGCGAACACCGTCAGGTACACGGCCTTCACGCCCTTAGCCAGCGCAACGTCCAGGTCGAGGTTGGGCAGCGTACCGCTAAGCGTCGCGATCGACCCGTTAGCAGTGGCTAAGCGGCTTGTTTGAACGTCGATTCTCATGAAACTCCCTCTCTAATCAGGCTTAAGAGGAATGTTACCATGCGCACAGCAGACCCCGCCGGGGCATAGCGCTCACCCGGCGGGGTCCTGAGAGAAAGGAGCTTACCTGAACACCTTAACATACTTCTGCAGGCGGCGTCTAGGGCCGGCCATGTGGTCGTACAGCAGCACCCAGCGGTCGTCTACTACGGGGGCCCACGTCACCTCGTCCTGTGTGGTGATCGGCTGGATCTCGTCGTCCACGTTCAACACCGACACGTAAGCGTCTAGCCTGAAGGGTATCTTGTTGAGGTCATGGGCTTTAATGAACGCCTGGAACGTCTCATGCCCGCCGATAACCCACAGCTCGTCTCGGTTGTCGTGTGCGGTTTGCTCTATCGCCGCATATGGGCTTGCCACTGCCTTGACCGTCTTAGTCGATTTCATGTTTTTGCTTAACACGATGTTCGTCCTGTTGGGCAGCTTCTTGTTGCGTTGGGGTAGAGATTCCCGGGTCTTCCGACCCATGACTATAACTTTGTTAGTCGTCATGTCCTTGAAGTGTTGTAGGTCTCCTCGGTCGTGCCACGGCAGCTTCCCGTTGACCCCTATGATCCCAGACGTTGACTGCGCCCAGATGAAATGCACGTGAAACATTGTGTCTCTCCTCCCGTGTGCGGCGTATTGGCTGATATGAGGACTCTAGCAGTGCAAGGCCGGTGTGCGCAAACTTGACTTCCACCCGTATGCGAGTTAAAGTCGGACCATCGAACTGTCGGACTAGAGAAAGGACTTCACATGCTTCTTTACTTCATCGCCGTCCCCGTCGCATTCCTCGTCGCACAGGGGTTCTGGACCCTTATCGCCTACATCGTCACATGGTGCGGCTTCCCCAAGGCCGGCGCCGTCGTCTTCTGGGTCTCCCTCGCCTTCACATCCCTCGGCGCGATCTCCGCCCTCGCCGCCTTCGCATGGACCCAGCACCAGCTCAACCTCATCGCGGCTTGACAACGGCTCGTTCAACGTGTACACTGGGTTCGCACAGTAACTCAACAGAGAGGAGAAAACATGTTTTCATGGAATCTGATCGGCCGGATGTTCGCCGGGTGGTACGGAACCTGCCGCCTGTGGGGCCGGACCTGGATCTGCTAGTCACCCCGACCCGACGTGTAAACTGAAGACATAAAGACCCCCGACGTTTCCCGGAATGGGACGCGACGGGGGTCCTTCTTATGCTGTGCGTTACTTATTCGGCGTTGTCGCCAGGAACGGCACTACTTTGTGGAGGAAGCGGTCCACGGGCTTAGTATTGAGCAGCCACTGTGCGCAAACCGTCACCAGCCCCCACACGGCCGCCGTGATCGTGTCCGCCAGGTCGGCTGGCAGCGTCAGCCCGACCTTCGCGGCGAATGCCGCTAGCACGCCAACCAAGGACACCACGAACGTCCGGATGATCGACCGCGCCTTGTGCTGAATCTGCGTCGGCACGAGCTCGTCGAAGTGGTAGGCGTTCTTCCGGTTCGGGTCCGCCAGGCCGCCGTCCCCCTGGGGCAGGCCGCCCGTCTCCACGGTGTGCGCAGCCGCGGCGAACGCCGCTGCCTTCTGCTCGTCTGTCAGCGTGGGGGTGTCCAGGTGCTTGGGTCCTGCGGGCGTGGGTAGGGCGCTCTCGCTCACTTCGCATCACCCTTCTTCACATCTTTCAGCGTGTTCTGGATATCGTTCAGCTTGTTGATCGTCTCCTCAAGCGCGGCGTGGCTCGCAGCCGGGTAGCCGAAGCCGTAGCCCGGCACAGTCAGGTCGGTGGCGATCCTGTTCACAGTCGCCGTCATAGACTCCACGGCCTGCGTCAGGTTGGCCGCAATCTCCTTCAGCTCCGCGATGGAGTTCTGCGTCGCCTGGGGGTAGCCGAAGCCCTGGCTCGGCACCTTGATGTTCTCATACAGCCAGCTGAGCATGTTGTGCTCGTCGGGTGTCAAATCGTCTCCTCGGGTAGTGTTGCCATCTTGGTTGTCTGCTGCATCGCCGATATAGCGCTTGACGATGATGATCGTCGCCGAGCCCGTCAGGGACCGGTCCGACAGTGAGTGCAGCCTCGGGCCCCTGCCCGGGCCCCCGTGCCCCCACGTGTACATGCCCCCGGCATAGAGCTCCACGTGGCTGATCCGCCCCGCGAAAGCACCCGAATGCCAGCCCATGCAAACGATGTCGGCCGGCTTCATGTCGCTTAGGGGTAGGTCCCGCCAACTCGTCGCCGATGCCACAGTATACGCGTCCGGGTCCGACGCTATGTTGAAACTCCGCTCGCCTATCTCTATGCCCGCACACTGCCTGTAGGCCTGCGCTATGGTGCTGGAGCAGTCCCCCCAGCCGTAGCGCTCCGGGTCTTTGCGGCGGTAGTCGTTCGTGTAACCGAAGTCACCGTCGTGCTTCGCCATCCACGCCACTATGGCGTTGCGCTGCACGTCAGCCTGCGTCATCCGTCTCCTTCCTTTTAGCTAGAAGTGCCTTCACCTCAGTATACGGCACGAAAGCGGCCCTATCAGGGCGTGGGCTGTGCGCTGGGATCTTCCGTCGCTTCGCAAAGTCATAGCCCTCCCCTTGCTCAATGCGCACAGCGGGTGAATCGCGGTGGGGCAAATGGAATTCCACCCAGCCGTCGTCCACGTGGCGCACAGCGAAAGGGTAGCCGCGCAGGAGCGGGCCGTCGTTGCCCGGCACGGTGCGCCACACCGCGTCGATCAGGGACTGCAGCGCGTCCAGTTGTGCGTTGAACTCCTCGATCTCGTCGTTCGCCTCGCCCCGCGATATCGCTGCCCCGTCCCGCGTCGGGAACGGTGGGTTGAAGCCGCACAGCGACCGGGAGGCCGGCCGATAGCGTTCCTCGAACACCGCGGCGCTCCGGTTGTCCAGAGGCATCTTCCCCGGTTCCCGCTTCGTGTAGGCCGTGTAAGCGTCCTCAGCTGCGTATGTGAAGTCCGCTGTTCTATCGTGGTAGCTCTCTCCCATGGCTAGAACCATACCACCCCCTGAGGCGGGTAGCCCGTCGCGTGCAGGGCCAGCGGGTCGTAGTCAGCCGGAGATGGTCGAAGCTGAGGTCGCTTGGGCGTCGCATGCCACATCGATGTGAAGCGCACACGGGCATCCTCGGCGTAGAACGCCGGAATGTGCGGGGGCAGCGGCTTTTCTTCGTCGACGACAGTGGTCAGGAGGGCGGATTCCACGAAGATGTGGAACACATTTCTAACGGGGGTCAGTCGTGCCTTGTTGCCCGCTTCGGAGTTCCGGTTAGCCGGTATTACGTCGTTCTCCAGTTGCGCAGGGGTGGTGCCCAGCGAATATTCGTGGCAGGCTTTGATGAGGACAGAGTACGGATTGACACTCGCTTCGTCTGCGTTATCGCGCTCCGTGTTGTGCGGTGGGAACTTGCGCGGGTCGGTGTCTGCGTTGGATTTCAGGAAGCGCTGCCCGCCCTTGTACGAGGGGTCTTGCTTCGACACCTCCCAGCCGTTGGGCTTGAGGGTGAGGGCGTAGAAGCGAAAATTGCTGTTGCTAGTCGGGCTCGGGTCGTAGGGGTGCGTCGGGTCCGGGCTGAAGCACCACAGCAGCCAGCCCACCTCCCACGGGTTCGGCTCGCTGGTGGGGTTGTTAGGGGTCGGCGGAGTGTTGTCCTTGTTACGCAGCTGAGCTGTGGTCACGATATTCGCTGAGAAGGAGTACACCACCTGTAGGCGGTTGTGCTTGAGTGGGTCCGGGTCGGTGGAGGGGATGGGCACCCGTTCGATTTTGAGCAGGGGTGTGAGGGCGGGGATAGGGGCCGCCAGCGAGGCCGCTGTAGCGCCCAGCGGCTGATCGGGGTTGGGTTTGGGGGGCGGCGGAGGTGTCAGGAGGAGCGTTGAGTCGTAGGGGGGTGTCGGGTTAGGCGTTATCGTCGCCTCGTTGTAGATCTTCCGTATGCGCACAAGGGGGTGCTGCGGGGGCTGTGGGCTTGTCATGCCACGATTTTATCTCGTCCTCATGTCTGCGCACAGCAGTCTGGATGTCATCCAACTGCCCTGTGTGCATGTGCACGAGGTCCGTCAAGATTTTGGTGTTGTTCTCTATGCGGTCTATCGCATCCCGTAAGGAACTCCCATGGTTGTTTTCCATATCCTGTTTTACGCTAAGGACCTTTCTATTGGTCTTCAATGACGTATAGAGTGTCGCAATAGCGGTTATAAGGGCACCTAAGCCTACTGCTGGTGCCCCTAGAAGGTGGTCGAAGACGAGGATTATATCGTGCACAGAGACCACTATAGCAATCATACTGCAGTATGATTTCCAGTAGTGGAAAATTCGAGTTAATGTATGCGGTTGGGTCCCCCCATGAAAGTCGACCCACCCCTCCAAAAATTCCAACTTTTCCCACCAAAAACACAAGTAACCCCTAGGACGTTAGTCCTAGGGGTTACTTCTCTTACCACTCCAACTTGTATTACTTACCCTACCGTACCGTAGCTTAGCGCTTCGGCGATGACACAGACGAACCATCCGCAGTACATCAGTCCAACTATTCCAACCCATATCTTAGTGAGAGTGATTCTCAATAGCTCCTCCCTCCTCGGGCGCCGCCTTCGGCGGCGACCCGATTCCGTTTCACGTGAAACGTCAGTCGAGCCCGACTTCGCGGAGCGCGTCCCCGAGCATCTCCACGACGACGGCGCCTTCGTCATCGCCTTCCTCGAAGGCCGGCCTCAGTCGGGCCTCCACGGCGCCGCCTTCGCTCCGGACCACCACAGTGCCGTGCTCGACGTCGAAGGCCCGCACCCTCGAAGGCTTGCCCCAGTGTGCCCGGGCATCCGCTCGGGCGACTTCGTACAGGCCCAGTACCCGGGCCAGGGCCTCCGCCGAAGTCAGCCTCAGAGCTCGGGTGCAGGCCTCCGTCACGGAGGCGCCCGTGTCCTCGTAGACGCTCCCGAGCCGCTCCATCACGGCGGCCTCCATCCGCTCCCAGATGGTCTCGGCGTCGACGGGATCGTCGGCGTCCTGCCCCGCGCAGTCGTGCAGCCAAAGCTCCACCCGCTCTTCGTCGGAGAGCCGACCCCAGAGCCTGCTGACGGCGTCGGCCTGGATCCCATCCCACTCGGAGTCAACCTCGAAGGCGGCCTCCGGATCGTAGTAGTAGTAGTCCGCCTCGAAAGGCAGCTCTCGGCCTTCGTCCAGGCTCCACCCCGCGTCTACGAGGGCGTCGGAGGCGGCGTCCAGGAGGTCGGCGTCGGAGGCGGCGGTGAGGTAACGGTTGATCATCAGGGTTTCCTTTCTCTCTGTCTTCCTGATATCTCTAGTCTAGTCGGCCCGGAGGCCGCCGTCAAGCGGCCTCCGGTGTGATATGGCTAACACCAGTCGAAAAAGCACTGCAGCGGCGTCGGGAGGTGCTCCACGAGCTCTTCGGAGGTGGACATGAGTCCGTAGAAGGCGTCCCAGATGGCTTGTGCGAAGTCGAGCCAGGTCATCGCTCTCAGGCCTCCCATCCACGGTTCTGACGGCGACTCCGGCGTCGTGCTCGCTGGCGCTCGCGGTCGGCTCGGAGGCTGGCGACGAAGTCCGGGACTTCGATGTCGGGGATGAAGGTAGTGGTATGCATCGGGTTTCCTTTCTCTCGTTCCGATGGTTCTAGTCTAGCGGGCGTCTGCGGGGATGTCAAGCCCGATGTTCGTGATGTGCGTCACTGTGAGGCCGAGTATGGTTGGCTCGGGCCGGACTCCGGCGTAGGCGTCCCAGCTCGGGGCCCAGCCTTCGCCGCAGCCCCAGCCGGCCAGGAGGCCGGCTGCGACGGCGACGGCGGCCCAGAAGCGCCTCACCAGGCCCACCCGTCTACGACGTCGCGCACACGGAGCTCGACGCCGGTGGTCCGGCGGCAGGTCACCTGGCGGACGTCGAAGCCGGCGTCCGTGAGCTCGGCGTCCAGGTCTTCTAGCAGCTGCAGGCCGCCTTCGTGGGTGCGCACACCGGGGGTGATCCTGACGTCGCCCTCGAACGGGGCGTCGACGATGAAGGCGCGGCCGTCTACGAGGCTGACGTAGAGGCTGTGGCCTTGCTCGGAGACGTCGTAGACGGGGATCGTGGCTTCGAGGTGCCGGACGACGGCATTGGCGGTTTTCCAGGTGTTCATCGGAGTTCCTTTCTCTCTTCGTTCCGATGTCTTCATTCTAGCGGGCCTCCGGAGGGGCTGTCAAGCCCCTCCGGAGTGGGCTGTGTCACACTTCCACGCCCCAGTCGGCGACGGCGCTCCGGAGGGTCGGCCAGGCTTCGGTCTGGCCGCACTCGCGGACCCGGACTGCGCCGTCGGCGTAGACGGTCAGCGTGCCGTCGGGGGTATCGGCCTGGACTGCGCCGTCGGGCAGGACGAAGGCGAGGCCTCCGAGCTTCTCGGTGAGCGACTTCGCCAGGGCCTGGCTGTAGGGGTAGGTCATCGGAGTTCCTTTCTCTCTGTTGTTCCGATGGCTCTAGTCTCGCACAGTCGAGCGGCGCTGTCAAGCCCCGAGCGTGTGTTATATGTCACATTTCCATGGTTGCTCGAGAGCCCCTGGAAAATGTATTTTCCATGGTTGCTCGAGAGCCTCGAGAGCCCCTCCGAGTGTGATGTACCCCACATTGTGATATTTCTCACATGGTTGCTCGAGAGCCCCTCCGAGTGTGAGATTGCTCACATGGTTCCTCGAGCTGGGACCTTAGTCCCGATTTCGGAAAGTGAGACGAAGCTCACATACCAAGTTCCGGGATTTTCGCAACACCGACGTTGCGTAATCGCTCGGGGCCGTCTCCGGGGCCGTCTCCGGGGCCGCCCCGCACACCCCCGGCCTTCGGGGGCACCCCCTCAGGCTTCGAAATCGCCGCTCTGAGGGCCTCTGGGGCCCCGCCTAGGCCACCCTACCGGCGGGGCCGTCTGCGGCGCTCTGAGGGCCCTTCTCGGGCTCCTGAGGGGCATCCCAGCCGACGGCGAGGCCCCCGCCGGAGCGGGGGCCTTCGGGCTCAGTCTGCGGGGGCGGTGCTGGGGCGGATCTTCGCCCACGCGCAGCTGACGTCTGCGGCGCTGTAGCGGCCCAGCCGGCCCCTGCCGGCGACGGCGAGGAGGGCGTCTCGGGCTTCGTCCCAGCCGCACTGGGCGAACCAGGCGACTTCGGAGGCGGCGGTGGGGAGGTCGAGCTCGGCGGTCCACTTGAGGGCTTCGATCTTCGTCATCGGGGTTCCTTTCTCTCTTTTTCCCTTTGACACCAACAATTCTACCCGGGTCGGGGCCCCGTGTCAAGCCCTGAGAGTGTGTTCTCAGTCACATTTCTGAGCACCATACGCACCCGTAAGCTACCCGGCAGTAGCTTACGGGTGCGTCGGGGTAGCTTACGCAACGGTAACTTACCCGGGGGTAAGATTCGCCTACGTCGCAGTAAGTTACTACCGGGTAACTTACTCGCCAGTAACCTTCGTCAGCGTAACCTACCGTGGGGTAACTTACACCTACGTAGCAGTAACTTACGGTTACGTAAGTAAAAGTTGGCATTAAAAGTTACAAAGAAGCCCCTTTTCACATTTCGGGGGCAGGTTTCGGATACAAAGAGGGCCATTTTCGAATTTCGGGGCTCAAAGATAAAGGAAATTAGAACGGCGGTCGGCGGAACGGACAGTCCCGAGGCGCACACCACACAGCACCAGGCGGTCGAGCGGCACCCCCTCAGGATCACGAGGTTCGATTCTGAGGCGGTTTCAGCCCCTGACCCAAGCGACCCTACCGGGGCGACCCTGAAAACGCCTCAGAGGGCAACCTCGTGATCCTGAGGCGCAACTGGGCCCGCGAGGAGGCGCACACCCCACGGCGCACAGCCCCCGCGACGGAGGCGTGTGAAGGATGTGACAAAACTGAACAGACGCAAAACACGTTGTTCTCAAAAGGCACCAAACGACAAGAAGTGCGGATTCGGCGAGGGGGGATCCGCTTCTACATAAGGCATACATACCCAGATAATAGTAGAGTTATATGTTCAAAGGTATAGAATTAAGGAAATTATCTTAATAGTATAGATATACAGATATAATGTGTTAGTAAGTTGTGTGGGGGTGGTGTGTTAGGAGTATTTTTCTTAGTGAGAACGATTCTCAATACAAAGATGTATCGAAATTCTGACAGTCACTGTCAATTGAGAGTCACTGTCAGAATTTTCGCCCTAGCCTAACCCCGATCCGAGACTTCTCCGCGTGAATCCGCCGATCTATGGGGTGTGCGACGTGTCAGGTGCGCGCGGGCGCGTGATTATAACACAACCCCTCACAACACCACTGTGACCAAATTCACATTCCACGATTTGACTTGAAATCGATCCGTCCCTATGCTAAAAATCGAGTTGAAATCGAACGGCGAAATCGAGTCGAAATCGATCTAAAATACATTTTCGAGTGAGAGGAGAAATCGAAATGAAACGGATTGCCGTGGCGATCGAGGTCGCCGACGAAAATCTAGACGCGCAGGGCCTTCGTGCGCTAGCCGAAACGGAATACGGAGTGAGAATCGTTCTCAATCCGAACTATGCCGACCGGATGGTGTTGGTCGTCCCCGACGCATCAGCCGAAAACGCAACGCTGAGGAAAGCGTTGGGGAGTTTCGGGGTGCTCGTGGCCACGCCCTCGTCCCTGTGCGATGTACTGTGCGACCCGTCGGCGGACGAGGCGGCGTCGCCCCGAAAGCGCCTGAGGCTCATGTTCCGCGAGTTCAAATCGAACCCGCTGTCGAGCGTGGACCTGCGCGGAAAGGACCCGGCGGACCCCGACAAGCGAGCTCGCAAACTCCGAGCGAAGCGCTTCAAGGAGGACTTCTACGACGCTCTGTCCGAGTTCATAGCGGCCAACCCCGGGCTGAGCTACAAGGACTACTGGGACGCGGACCACCGCCCATACGAGAAGCAGTGGCCCGAGTACCGCAAAGCCGTCAAGAGGGCGAAGGAGATGAGACGATGACGCGCCCCGAAGTCGAATGCGCTGCGCGCAAGCGGCCCCTCCAGCGGCTGAACGGCTTCCACTGCGAACTGCAGTCGATGCACGCCCACGGCTTGGACGACCTGGACGGCGCACACACCGGAGGAGGTGCGGTATAACGTGACGACCGTAGCTTTTTTCGACATCGCTCTTCTGGCGACGCTTCCGGGCTGCACGATAGAACCCGCTGCGATGGACAGCCGTGGGGCTGTGCGCTCGGGAACTGTGACGTTGTACGACTCCAGCCCATATGCGCACTCGATATGCGTGCAGCCGCATGAGGCTGAGCGGAAGCCTTTCACGGTGGGCATTGTGCGTGTGCGAACAATGCCGAGGAAGGCGACGTTGGAGCTGTGCGATAGGCTGTCCAACCTCTTGATAGAAGTGGATGTGACCCTGCACAAGGGCCTGCTAGACGACGTCGTATACGACTTGGGCTACGGGATAGCACCCTCCACTGTAATAGACGAGGGTATGCTACCCATACCTGATTACTATGTGCTGTGGCCCGGTAAACCCACGACGAATACGGTGTGGACCGCAGTGGAGGACTACACGTGGTTCGAGGCGTTCTCGGAAGAGGGATGTGCGACGGGCATAGCTTGCACGCCAGCGTCGCACATGCAGGACGAGCGAAAGGAGCGATGAATGACCGCAACGTACATAGCACTGGAGGGCCCCGACGGCGTGGGGAAGTCAACCATTGCATCAGCCCTGAAAGAGCTGATGCAACGCCGCACACCCACACCCACACCCACACCCACACCCACACCCACACCCACACCCACACGCCACCCCGATGTGCGCATACGGCACTTCCCTACGGACGCGCTGGTCGAGTGTGCGCAAACAGACAACTGCCGCCTGAAGGCGGAGGACTACGCGAGGGACATGGAGAACTGGCTCTCCGTCCGACCGGAGCCCGTGCTGTTCCCCGGCATTCCGACCTCCGCAGACCGAAGACAACCCGAGACGCTGTACATTCTGGACAGGTGGGCGCTCAGCACCTCGGTGTACGCCTCGCTGCGAAACGAAAAGATCTCGGAGAACACAGCGCTCACGCTGAACTGGCTGAACCGCGTTCCGCTGACGACGTTCGTGTTGATGCCCCGTGACCCCTCCAAGCTGACGGACCCTGACTACCCGGACCCCGACGGCTACGACCCCCGAAAAGTTACCGAGGCGTACCGGAAGTTCCTGACGAACGCGTTCGTCGCGGGGGAGCTGTCGAGGTTCATACCGATCGTCGTGGACCCCGCCGTCGACACGCCCGACTCCGTGGCCGCGGAGATCGCCGAATGGACCACGGGCTTACAAAGGGGAATGTGACGCACATCGCACACGGGGCGCTTGACGCCCCCGTCGACCTGACCTAGACTGTAAGCATGGCAGGGGCAAAAGAAACACTGCCGGTTTGAGAGAAAGGAACTGAATATGCATACAATGACTTCCACTGAGAACGCAGCCACTTGGTTCAATGCGAAAACCGTTACCCATCACCTCGACGTCGTCGACCGCCAGGCGGCTTCGATCGTCGACACCCGAACCGCCGAGGGCTCGATTGTGCGGTTTTACAACGCAGAAGGGTTCGAGTTCATGACGCTGAAGTCGGACAACGTGAGCACGCGGTTCGAACCCCTCTTCGGCGAGAAACTGGTTGGTACGCGCCACGCGGGAGACGGTCGGCTTTACGCAATCCTGAAAGATGATGACCGCACACGCGAGGAGCCCGTTGGCCTCTTCCCGTTCGCGGACGTGCAGGTGGGCCCGAATTGTGAGTTCGGGCGTCGCATAACGGCGGTGGCCGTGGAGTACGGCCCGGCTGATGTGACGGTGAGTCTGGTAGCGCCGTTCGCAGAGCTCGTGACGGCGACCCGTCCTTACTCCGAGAGCGAAGCCGACTTCCTGCTTTAAGCACAACAACAACAACAACAACAACAACAACAACAACAACAACAACAACAACAACAACCCGTAACCCCGCGCTCTGCGCGGGGTTACGCAGAAAGAAAGAAAGAAAGAAAGAAAGGAGAAAAGAGCATGCTATTTTTCGATTACGAAGACGCCCTGTGCGCATACATCAGGAACCGTGGTTTCGTGTGCGTGGACGCGAATAGTCCTCGTTTCGACGAACCCCTGCCCGCGCACTTCGACTTGACGACGTGCGACGAGGCGGCGCCGTATACGAACCCCTATGGGGACGTTCTGCTGGTGCACCACCGCCTTCCGCCTGACATGTGCTATAACACGGTGTTGCAGGAGCTGGTACCCGAGGATTGGCCGAACATGTTCACGGTGGAGGATGGCGAGCGTAACCCGTATACGGAGATGCTGCATGGTGAGGTGAATGCAGACCTGGTTCAGCCCGTACCGGATGAGCCGCGGGCTGGGAGGAAGACCCTTTATCGCAACGTGTGGCTGTCCTATGACAGGGGAAGTCGTACGATTCACGTTCACTGGAAGAACGATAGCGATGTAGCCACTTGCCTTTTCGACATGAAGAAAGACGAGTTCATTCATACATATCAGGTGAGGTGTATCGACTGGTGACGCATAAGGATATCGCGCAGACTATAGCGAATGCTTATGACACATCCGGTTTGGGTGTGCGCTACTATAGGGCGGACGGTACGGCGGCTGTGAAGGAGGGCGAGGCGCAGTACATGGCCCATTACAACCCGCTGACTAAGCGGCTGAGGGTGATGCTGTATCCACACCACGAGACTATCGGGTTGTTCTATTTAGGATAGATTGAAAGGAGACGCTGAGTAGCATGGCTTTGAAATTGGTTCCGCCCGGTCAGGGCCGTGAGTTGAGAGAGTACTACATCCGTTTTGAGTGCTCGACGTACGGCGTACTGCACGTGGATAACGAAGCGCACACTGTAAACCTGGTCTCGCTCAAGGAGATCGATAACATTCCGGTGTTCGTAGAACCGTTGGACCCATACAAGCTACACGGTGTGCGGGTGTTCGACTCGTCGAGTTTCCGCCCGGTGTTGTGCTTCTTCGATCGTTTCTATGTGACGGTCGGCGACCTGCACGTATTGGAGTTCGACAGTCCTCAGGCGTACATGGAACACATGCACGTGTCTCTGTACGATGCGGTGTTGTTTCCACCTGTTGCGGAATGCCAGGAGACGAACCCGTGGCGGACGCTATCCCGGTCGGACGACGTGGGCTCTTTGTGGCTGTGCGATTTCTCTCCTGCGGAGGAAGGCGTCAACCCCGGTCCGGACTCTGTGTAAACTGTGGAGAGAGGTAGACGGTTCTTTGACGCTGAAGCCGGCCCGGAGCTTCGCGATCTGCGAAGCGTGGGAGGAGAATAACTGTTCGACTAGCTCGTGGCGTTTGGTGTCCGTCCGTAAGCACACAACGCTGTAACAGACAGTGACGCATCTCACAGGGCGGGGGCTTGACGGCCCCCGCCCTTTCCGTGTAGGCTGGACGCACAGCAACCGAGAGAAAGGAGACAGTAGCGATGGTGATGACGACTGACGGGAAGCTGATTCAACGGGCTTTCGATCTGCTTGACCCACTAGTGCGCGAGGGGTGGGCTTTGCACACTGTGAACTATACGGCCGATAGGACCACGCTGTTCTTCGATAACGGCGTCTCGGCCTACCTCAAAAGATCGGAGTACTTCGTATCGGATTATAAGCCTCGCGTCTGCTCAACCACTCTCGCCTCTATGCGGCGTGTGAAGAAGCAAGACGGATCGGATGCGTTGCGGTTGCTCGATGGGGAGGGGCACGCCGTTCTCACCGTGGAGCTCGCACAGCCGACCGACCCGCTTCCCGCATACGTCGCAGCGTTGAAGGAAGCCCTCGTCGGGTCTCGCGTGCAGAGCGTGTCGGCGACGGACGGAGGGTTGTGCCTGCATTTGGACGACGACTACGACGCCGTGACGAATGGGGCTTTGTGTGTGCGCATTCACCCCGAGCGGGTGCCGTTCACCGTGAGTGACGTGTTCGTGAACCGCGGCGGTGCGGGACCCGTCTTGTGCGTGTGCGCACAAGCGAGCGAGGAGGACGAGAACGCTGACAAGCCGGTCGTGGCATTCAAGATCGACCAAGACACACTGGACAGGAAGGAGCTGTCGTTTAATGTTATCTGATGGGGATATTCGAGAGTTTGCTTTAAACTACGGTGACGGTGGACCGTTGGTGAGTCCATTCGACGAGGATAACCTGCAGCCGGCGAGCTACGACGTGCACCTGAGTCCGTATCTGGTCGATCCTTTCGACTCGCACCGTCGGGGCTTGATCTATCTCGATGACGCCGTTCCCTACTTCGTGCTGCCACCTAATGAGCTGTGGCTGGGGGAAACGTCTGAGTGGTTCAACATTCCTTCCGACATAGCTGCGAAGGTGGAGGGCCGGTCCAGCTGGGGACGCCTCGGCCTGATGACGCACATCACAGCTGGGTTCGTCGATCCTGGTTTCAAGGGGACGATCACGTTGGAACTTTACAACGTCGGCAAGCACCCGCTGCGGCTGCCTGTGACGCATCATAGACGGGATTCTGCGACGGCGGATGTCGAGCCGATCGCCCAGGTGGGGTTCTTCGACCTCGTGACGGCGAGCGAGAAGCCATACGATGTGCGAGGCCACTATGTGAACCAAGAGGGCCCGACGACGTCTAAGCTGTCGAAGTTCGCGAGGAGGCCGGACGCGCAGTAATGGATATCGCCGACATCTGGGGGGGCGAGGAATGGGTCAAGCAGGCGCGCTGTAAAAAGAGCGATATTGGCATGCACTTGTTCTTCGCTCCTCGCGAGGGGTCCGACGTGGAGGACGACCCCTACTATGCGCGGGCCAAGTGGGTGTGTTCGATCTGTCCTGTGCGACTTGAATGCAGAGACTATGCGGACCGCGTTGAAAAAGGACAGAAGAGGCTGTTCGGCGTGATAGGCGGGGAGGATTCGTTCGAGCGCCGGGCACGGAGAGAAGAGGAGGGAAAGCTGTGAGGCAGTTGCTGTACGGAAAGAAAGGCAAGCTTCAAGGGTGGTTCGCAGTGAATTCGGACGACACGATAGAATACGTGCCTACGTCGCGCGAGGCAATGCACGGATCGCACAAGGAAATGGTCGAGGATGCGGTGGGCAAACCGTTCCGCGCAATAAGCATCGGGTACGCGTCGGAGAGAAAGGTGTTCTACACTTGCAACGGTATCCGTTTGATCCTCGTTAAGCAGGACGGACCGCCGATCAACCCCGATGTGGCTCCGTCCGGGTACTACTATGATGCATCGAGGCATACGGTGGATCGCTTCTATGATCCGCCGTTCCATGTGAAGGGCGAGGACTGTGCGCCGGACTCGGTGACCGGCCTGCTGAAGAGCCAGGGCTATGTGTGGTGTCGTCGGATTTACGATGGTGTTGAGCTCTTCTTGACAAAAGATAAGGACGGCAAGGCGGATGTGGACAAGTACTACATTAAGGCATTCTCGATCGGTCTGAACATGGACATTCTGGTACGTTCGATCGATATCTCGTGCGCGAAGTTCGAGGTGGTGCGGGCGTGACATTCTTGGATCTTACCCCGGCGCAACGGGAGAAGGTGGAGGCCATCGTCGCACAGCGGGATGGCCTCTGCGCCGCTTTGGACGTGTCGGACACGGGGACGGGCAAGACCTTGTGCGCGGTGGAGGTGATGAAGCGGCTCGACCCGGTGACGACGTTGATCGTGGGGCCGGCGAAGCCGCAGATCGTCAGCGCGTGGAAGGCGACGTTCGCCCGGCAGGGCGTGGAACTGCCGTTCAAGCGGATTGATTCGAAGCACCTCAACCATTTCGATGACCTCCGCTCCGGTACACCCGGCGTTTATTATGTTGGTAGGGAATACCTCGGCTTGTCCGACTACAATGCGAAGAACGTCGAGAAAGGTAAAGAGAACCTTCTACCGTGGTCGAAAACCAAGCCGGATTTCGTGGTGTACGACGAAGTTCAGTCGGCGTCGAACCGTAAATCCGGACGGGCGAAGGCCATGTGGAGCCTGCGGAATGCCGGCTTCAAACTGGCGATGTCAGCCACACCGCAAGGCAACCGCTTCGAGGGACTGTGGTCGATTTGCCGCTGGTTGTGGTGGAACGTAGAGGACCCGTCTCGTGTGCCGCTGTCTCACGACAAGAGGGACTGGCTGTATGTGGAGGGTTCTTTCCACCGCTGGAAAGCGAGGTGGTGTATCGTCCAGAACAGTTGGATACATGATAGATACGGCAGACTGCAGGAGATCGAGACGATCGTCGCCGAGAAGGAACCGGGGGCTTTCCTTCGGTCTTTGCCGTGCGTGGTGGGGTTGCCAGCCGAAAGGAAGCCCGTGGACACCCGAATCGTCGAATGCGAGTTGACGCATAAGCAGCGCGATATATATGACAAACTGCAATACGAACTGATCTCCGAGGTGGAGGGCGGATTGCTAGTAGCCTCGATTCCGCTGGTGAAGCTGTTGCGCTTGAGGCAGGTGACTCTGGGTGAGCCGTGTATGGTGTACGACCCGGAAACCGATATGGATTCGGTCACGTTCGACCCGGACTGCCCGTCTAGAAAGCTGGATATGCTGAACGCTTTGATCGAGAGACACCACGCACACGACAAAGTGTTGGTGTTCACATCAAGTCAGCGGTTCGCGAATGCCGTGGCGCACAGGGTGTGTGCGAAGACGGCGCTGTACACGGGAGCGCAGACGGCGAAAGTGCGCAGTGAGGCGTTTGCAGGCTTCACGGAGGGGGATGTGCAGGTCCTGCTGTGCACGATCGCCGCCGCCGCGGAGGGGCTGGACGGCCTGCAGCGCGTGTGCTACGTCGAGGTGTGGTTGGACGAGGACCTGAACGGAATGCTGTGCGAACAGGCGAAGGGGCGCCTGAACCGCATGGGTCAGCCGGCTGAGCGAATCATACGGTATTATTTCCAGGCCCGGGACACGATGGACGACGGCACGTTCCAACGGCTCGCCGGCCAGGCGCAGGCCAACAGGGCCGCGTTGAACAAGTGACGCAACTCACACAGCCCCGGCTTGCACAGCCAGGGCGGTGCCTGTATCGTAAAGGTACAAGCCGACCGAGAGAGAAAGGAACACACCATGACGATTTCGGAGTTCATCGACGACCTTGAGAAGGCTCGTGCCAAGTATGGCGATTTGAAGCTGTTCGTGGCGCGGGGTTATCAGCTGTACCCTGTGGAGTCGCTCGACCTGTTCGACTGCTGCGTGGGGTACAACGAGCATTATGACGAGTTCTTCGAGTCGAACAATACCGGGTTCGGTGCCGAAGAGGCCGTTGTTCTCGGGTGACAGAGAAAGGAGGAACGAGATGGACGAATACATTAAAGAGCGATTGAAGGGCGCATCAGTTTTGTTCGACAGCCTCGATAAATGTTATGCATACATCCCCGCTCTTAAGACGTGGTTGGACGTCGATGGTGCCAAATACTGTCTCGGGTTAGCGGACATGCGTAACCTAATGGAGAATGATCTACTGTATTTTGCCCCTGTTCCGTTCATTCAATACGTGTGGGACCAGCGAGACACTCAACGAGCGGCACTGGAACCGCACACCACACTGAAATACAAGGACGGGTCAAGCATCTTGCACAACACGGGCGACACACCCGCTATTATCGAGTGCAATCACATCGTCAACCTCGCAATCAACAAAGGGTGGGAGCTTCAACTGGTATGAGGAACGACGAACTACTGTCACTGTTCACACCCCAGACTCGGCGCGACAAGCAGATCCGGGTCGGGGCATCGAACCTCTCCAACCCGTGTGCATTGTGCCTGGCCGAGGACATCCTGCCGGGCATCAAGGACAAGAGCGGCGTGGAGCTCGTGCCCCGCGAGATGAGGGAATCCAACTTCGTCATGGGCGCCAGGATCGGAACTGACATCCACCGCGGCTTGGAATATTGGGCGAAGCGGCTCTTCCCGAAGTGGGAGCTGGAGCAGCGCTTCGAGCTCGGGCTCTACGAGAACTACGGGCTCATCAGGTCTACGGCCGACGCCTATGATCCGGAGGATGGGACGATCGTCGACTACAAGACGACCACCCGATCCAAGCTGAAGGCCCTCAGCGCGGTGTTCTCAATGCACGGAGACGTGCCGGACGTGATGGGCGACAGCGCCAAAGCCAAGTACATCGCCTACGTCGCACAGACACACCTCTACGCGCTCGGCAAGGAGCGCCGCGATGGCGAGGGGACTGTGCGCAAGATCAAGGTAGTTTTCATTCCGAGGGACGCTTCGCAGGTGTCCGATGTGGAGATCTTCACCCTTGACTACAACCACGAGAAGGCCGAGCAGGTATGGCAGCGCGGGCAGCACATCATCGATGCCCTGTGCGATGGCTTTACGGATTTCCCGTCATACCCAGGTTGTTACCGTTGCAACGTGTTAGCTGTTAAGAAAACTACGTAGGCGGTGTTATCGTATGAAAGAACAGGACGACATTCTTGAATACGGTTACATATCGGGACTCATTGACAGCCTCGAAGAGAGGAAGAAGGAACTCGCTGCGACTATCAAGCAAAGGCTGCAGGTCGGTGAGTCCGGAGTAGCCGGCCCGTACATAGTGACACGAAGGGAGGTTCACCGTTTCGATATATCGAAGGCTGAAAAGGCTCTACCTGGAGATACGCTTCGACGTTGCTATGTTAAAAAGCTGGATCCGAAGAGAGTGAAATCACTGGCTTCGGCAGAAGAATACCTTCAGTGCCTTAAGAGCACAGAGCAGCTTTACATCCGTCAAGAGAAAGGAGAAGACGAATGACAGATTTCGATATCGAATCATTCATCATCAAACCAGACGAACTCAGCAAACCCGAGCAGATCCTCGTCTACTCCGACTACGGTCAGGGGAAGACGACGTTCGCAGCCTCGGCTGCTAAGTTCGAGCCTACGTCGCCCGTGCTGTACCTCGATCTCGAAGGCAGCACGACAGGCGTTACCCGTGATGTGCCGCCTGAGAACATTGACATCGTCAGGCCTAAGAACATGCCGATACCAGAGGGCATGACCAAGGAGGAAGGCTGGATCCACAACACGGACCGCATTCTTGTGGCGTTCCTCACAGGTGAGATGCCCCGTGAGTACAAGACAATCGTCATTGACCCGCTCAACGTCTACAACGATTGGTGTGCGGATTACTTCGAAGCCGTCGAGATGGCCAAGCAGAACCCCAACAAGTTCGCCATCTGGACGGAGGCAGCTAAGAAGACGACCGGCTCGAACGGGATCTTCCCGCTTCTGAAGGACGCCGGGGTGCTGTCCATCCTCGTCGTCCACCAGAAGACCGACGACAACGGGGTGGCCGACTTCGCTTGGCGCGGATCCGGTTCGCGGGCCAAGGTCGGACAGACGCCCGACGTGGTGGTACATTTGTCACTGGACACCGACCGGAAAACTGGCGAGTCGCACACGGAAGCGCAGATGTTCGCATCTCGAACGATCGGGGCCAAGAACCGCTTCAACCTTCCTCCGTTTGTGGAGGACCTGACCATCGAAAAGCTCTGGAAGCTCTGCGACAACCACTGAGAGAGGAGAACATTATGGTACGCAAACCCACTTACAAGGCATTCAAACTCGATGACAAGGAACTCAAGTCCGCTCTCGGAGCCGACGGCCACTTCGGGGGCCGCGGAGGGGCCGTTAAGGTTCCTGCCCCCGGGGTTTATCGGGCGATAATATGCGACGTGGAGAAGGGGGAGTACAAGTCCGCTGCCAATGCCGGGCTCCCCCGCCTCGTCGTTGACCTGAAGATCATCGAAGGCCCGACCGACGATTACGACGGCGCCATCGTCAAGGATTTCAACGTCCCGCTTCAACCGCACTGGAAGAACGGCAAGCTCAATTACAGCTTTCCGAACTTCTGGGAGGCCGTCGGCGCCTACGACCCCGACGAGGGCTTCCTGATCCCCGAAGACGAAACCGAACTGGTAGACCCTGACCAGACGGTCCTCGTCAAAATCGGGAACCGCCACAACGATCGAGGCTACGTCAACGCGACGGTCGAGTCCTACTACGTGGACGACGGCAAGCGAGAGCTGGAGCAGCTCGGAGAGCCGCTTAAGCCCAAGGTCGTGAAGGACGCACCCGCGGCTAAGGTTCAGCCGGCTCGGGACACGACGAGGAAGTTCAGTATCGGTTAAGAGGAAGGAGTAAGGAACGGCCCCGTTGGGGCCGTTCCTGCTCTATAAGGTGGGGACGTAACCAGTACCATATATAGTGAAAGGGCTTAACGAATGAAAGCAATAGAATTCCTGGACGCGATATACAAAGACATCGAGGGTTACATCAACATTGTGACGATGGATCCCCTCGACGAAGAAGAAACTGTCAAAAGCAAGTTTCTCGCATGGCCGTCCAAGCGCGACCTCGCACAGCGATACCTGTCTATCCGCGAAGACGAGAACACGTATTGTTCGGTCGGTGTCTTCACGGGTAAGAGCCGTTCTGGCAACGACGAAGGCGCCATGTGCGGTGTCGTGTGGGCCGAGGCGGACACCTGCCCGCCAAGCGAGTTCGAGGTTGAGCCGACTCTGGTTGTGCGCACATCGAGGAACCGCACACACTGCTGGTGGATACTCGACGAGCCCCACTCGCTGGCCGAGTGCTCCGAGGTAGCGAGGTCTATCTACCAGAAGCACCGCGATAAAGGCTGCGACTCCGGCTGGCAGGCCTCAAAGCTGCTCCGCGTGCCTGGTTCCGTCAACACGAAGTACGGCGCCGACTACCCTGTGCGGATTGTTGAGAACACGGGCGCCGTCTATACGCTGGACGAAATTAAAGCAGCGTACCCGGTTGTGCGCCTCGAAGAAGCTAAGAAGGTCGGCGAAGCGCCTCCGATGTGTGATGATGAGCAGCTTCGCGTCATCGAAGATAAGCTCAAGACGCAGTCGCTTCGGTCTATGTATCTCGACGAGATCGAGGACGGGCGTCAGAGTTGGTCCCAGACGGCCAAGAGGTTCCAGATGGAGCTCTTCCGAGCTACGTTCAGCGACAACGAGGTGTATCAGCTGATGCTTCGCGCACACTGCAACAAGTACAACCCCGTTTACGCCGGCCGGAAAACCAAGGAAGGCCACGCTATCCCGAAGCGCGACAACTGGGAGTTGTGCACGTGGAAGGAGGTTGAGAAGTTCAGCAAGGAGTACAAGGACAGCCTCACGCACCTAGACGAGAACGGGATCGCTCTAGGAGACGAAAGCTTCGCCAACGCCATCCGGGAATACCAAACCGGCGAAATACAGCTTCTCACCGACGACGAGGTGGCTTTCGTAGAAAGCGACGACAATCCCACGTTCGTCAAGGATTACATCGACTACGGTCGCACAGTGACAGATACCGCGGACGCATATCATGCTGCACTGGGTATTGTGACGATGGCTACGACGATCGGAGCCTTCGGGTCCATCAACACGACGGGGGACGACGAGCAGGGGCTTCGCTTCTGGCCACTCATCCTCGGTCCCTCCGGTACTGCACACAAGACCACGGCCGTTAACGGAGCCCAGACGGTCATCGATCTGTGCGGTACTCTGATAGGGCGTGTCAACAGCATCAAAGTGGCGAGTGATTCCACTATTCAGGCTATGAAGCGTGATATCGCCCCCTTCCACAACACACCAACGTATATGGCGCTCGATGAGATCCAAGACAAGTTTCGAGATATCATGGATAACCGCGGGTCATGGAACGGCTTCGACGCCGGCCTGTGCAAGTTGTTCAGCGGCGAAGTCGAGATGACCCGTCGTATCACGACTGAGGGTGTAGATCGCGCTAACGCACACCTCAATGTGATTCTCACTGGCATTTACGATGAGTCAATCGATATCCTCGAAATGCGCAACTTCAAGAACGGGTTCCTCACGCGTTTCACGTGGGTGACGTACATCGAAGAAGACAACGAGAGTAAAAGCGATGATAAGCCGAAGATCGCCGCCATGTTTAATAGCCGTCGAAAGTTCGGCAACAGCAAAGACCGCGACAGGAAAGCGCAGAAGCTCGCGCACACGTTGGCCAGCCGCGTCAACCAGCTGTGTCGAGTGTGCTACAAGACTGACGATGTGCCAGATGTGGAGCAGCGACTTCAGGAACGGGAGCTCGACGTGAATCGCATTCTGCTCGACGTGGACGACGAGGCGCTCGACCGCTACGAGACATGGTGTCTTAACGTACAGCGTTTCGACATCGTCGAAGATAAGTCGTCGATCTTCGAATCTGCCTTCCGACGGCTGTGCATCACCGTTCCCCAGGTCGCCGGGATGTTCAGCCTCATGGATAGAGAGGACGGCGTGATCACCAAGACGCACATGCTGAACGCCATCTACTACGCCAACCATTGGGTACGGTGTCTGCTTAAGGCGCTCAACGACGTGACGGCGAGCCACTACGTCAAGCAGCAGGAGTCGGTCATGGCGTTCATTCGCACGCACTGCGACAAGGCGAACCACGCCATCCTGTGCACGAAAGTCCGGGATAAATTCCCCGAGTTGGACGAGTGGACGTACAAGAACATCATCTCTTCGCTGCGGGGCAGAGGCCTTATCTCCGGCCCCGTCGAACTCGAATACATTCGAGGCAAGGGTAAGAGCAAGAAGTCTAAGGGTTGGTTCTACACGATGGTGGTGGATGAATGAGGACTGTGCGATTCTATTTGGCCTCCGGCGACATTGAGATGTTCCAGGGGGTGGCTGTGGCTGCCAGTCCGGAGCTCGGACCCCTTGACTACGAGTGGTCAGACACCGAGGAAGGCGCCGCTGTCTTCGACCTCGAACCGTGGGACGACTGCGGCATCGACACGGCAGCTCAGTGGTTCGCCGGCGTTGTGCGACGCTATCTACTGGACAACGGTGCGTGGTCGTCGCCGTTCGGCGGAGAATGGTCGAAGATCCTATTCCTCGACATCGAGTCCCATGGAGTCGAGAAGCGCTGGTCCATGCCGCCGCGTGGGTTCTTCCGCCTTGGTCAATATGCGTGGGGCGAAGGCTCCGTCGTTTTGACGGAGGACTACGACGAGGTCATGGATGCTATTCGGGGGGCCGATGGTGTGGTGATTCACAACGGCCACAACTTCGACTTGTCTGTGCTGTTCGGCAAAGACAGCGACGAGCCGTTACGGATGACGATGGGCCGCAAGGTCATCGACACCATGGTGCTGGCTAATATCGCCTATCCTGCTCCGTCTGTCTACCTGGATAGAGCGGGGCGTCAAGTCGTCACCGACCTCAGCCCCTCGAATGTGCGCAGGTGGTTGTCCCTCGACAACCTCGCATACCACTTGGGGCTGGAAGGCAAGGTCATGGACCTGAAAGACCTCGCCAAGCAGTTCAACCCCCCGGGAACGAAGGTCGCAGATCTCGACTTCGGACTGATTCCGCTTGACGATCCGACGTTCCGCGAGTATTCCGAACAGGATGTCGTCGTACTCCGTGGAATCTTCAAGGAGCTTCTACTGCGTCACGAGGTAAACGAGTACGACTGGCGTGAACAGTTGAAGGCGGCTATCAATGCACAGATGTCGAGGAACGGCTTCCTTATCGACGCCGATAAGGCGTACGACAGGCTCTACGAGTTGGCGGACAGGAAAGAGAAACTGCTCGATTACCTGCACAAGTCGGTGGGCATGCCGCTCGATTCGAAGCAGCCGTGGCGGACGACTAAAGGCAAGCAGTGCGTCCTCGACGCCCTGGCTGCGTTCGGTGTGGACGAGTTCACGCACCCCGAGTGGCCTCGCACACCGACGGGCGCTCTGCAGCTGTCCGGCAGCGTCGTACAGGACCTTCTCCGAGGCCACGGAAGCCACGCTGAGGCCTTCGGAAAGGTGTTGGGTGAACTACTGGGCCAGCGATCCCTTGCGCAGCTCACAATCGATTGCCTGCAGCCTGACGGCCGTGTACACCCCGAGGTCGACGACCTTCAGCGCTCTGGTCGTTCTTCTACGACGAAGCCCGGTTTGACTGTGTGGACGGCTCGCGGCGACAACGCGGTGGAGAAGTCCTATTTCATCCCGGACCCCGGATGCAAGCTCGTCTCGTTCGACTACTCGAATGCGGATGCGAGGATCGTCGCCGGCTACGCACAGGACCCCGCGTACCTGAAGAACTTCCTGCCCGGCGCCGATCCGCATGAGATCACGGGTCGAGCCGTCTGGGGCGACGAGGAATACGAGGCGCACATGCCGGACGGCTGGGAGACAGACGGAGAGGCGCGCAAGCGCAACCCTTACCGGCAGAAGGCTAAGGCACTCTCTCACGCCTGGAATTACGGCGGCGGGGCGAAGACGATCTCCAAAGCGTCGGGTCAACCGCTCGACGTGGCGGAGCACTTCGTCGAGAAGATGGCGGAAGCCTACCCTTTGGTTGTGCGGTGGCGTCAGGACTGCGCGGATCAGGGTGAGAGCGGCTACATCTACAACGCGTGGGGCCGGCGTATGAGTGTCAATGTCGAGCGGTCGTACACCCAGTCCTCGGCGCTCATGGGTCAGTCGGGGACGAGGGAGATCATGACGGATGCGCTCATCCGCATGCTGAACTGTGACCTTCGTCTCAGTCATTGGCTTCGCGCGCAAATCCACGACGAGCTGATTTTCTCCATCCCCGAATCGGAGCTAGACTGGGCAGTGCCGAAAATCGCCAAGCTGATGTCCACAACGTGGAACGGAGTCGAGTTCACCGCCGCACATGGGCAGCCGGCAGACGACTGGGAGCACGCCTCCCACTGACGAAAGGAGAAACGTATGACGAAAGCGACGCTGTACACGAAGCCTGGCTGCGTCCAGTGCAAGATGACGAAGAAGGATCTGACGAAGAAAGGCATACCTTTCGACGAGGTTGACATCACCGAAGACCATGACGCACTGTCCTTTGTGCTAGGACTTGGTTATAAGCAGGCGCCGGTTGTGGTGATCGGTCAGACGCACTGGAGCGGGTTCCGCCCTGACATGGTCAGGAAGTTCGTTTGATGAACACAATTGACAGACAGTATGAAGATCTCCTCGCCGATGTGTTGAAGAACGGTGTGGAGAAGAAGGATCGCACAGGGGTGGGGACGCTGTCCGTCTTCGGACGGCAGATCCGTTATGACCTGAACAACGGTTTCCCGCGTATCACGACGAAGTTCGTGCCCATGAAGGCTGTTAAGGGTGAATTGCTGTGGTTCCTGTCCGGCGACACGAACATCAAGTGGCTGAAGGATAACGGTATCACTATCTGGGATGAGTGGGCCGATGCGGACGGCAACCTTGGGCCCGTGTACGGGCACCAGTGGCGCTCCTGGCCTGCACCTGACGGAAAGGGCATCGACCAGATCTACGAGGTCGTCGAGAGCTTGAAGGCTGATCCGGACTCCCGCCGGCATATCGTGTCGGCGTGGAACGTCGGCGACTTGGATGCCATGGCTCTTGCACCATGCCATGTTCTATTCCAATTCTATGTAGCAGGCGGCAGGCTATCGTGCCAGCTGTATCAACGTAGTGCGGACTTGTTCTTGGGTGTGCCTTTCAATATCGCGTCATATTCCCTGTTGACGCACATGATCGCACAGCAGACAGGCTACGACGTAGGCGAGTTCATCTGGACTGGAGGAGACTGCCACATATACAAGAACCACGTGGTGGCTGTGCGAGAACAACTTGCCCGTATTCCCTACCCGTTTCCCTGGCTCAGCCTCAAGAAAGCACCATCGATATTCGACTATCAAATGAGTGATATATACGCATCGGCAGGGTACAAACACCACCCCGCCATCAAGGCCGCCGTGGCTGTATAATCGAAGACCCATCGTAGAAAGGACGAGATTTTGACTGTTAACATCGACCCGATCTCCACAGTGGAGGAGTACGTGGAGCAGGCGGATTGGCGCGTCAACGCGAACGCGAACCAGGGCTACTCCGTCGGCGGCCTCATTCTCAACGCCGCCGGCAAGACGATCGCGAACTATTGGCTGTCGAAGGTGTACAGCGAAGAAGAAGGAGCCGCACACAGAAACGGCGACTACCATATCCACGACCTCGACATGCTCGCGGGCTATTGTGCGGGCTGGTCTCTTAGGAGGCTCTTGGAGGAAGGCTTCAACGGCATCGCCGGGGCCATCGCATCCGATCCTCCGCGTCACTTCAGGTCGGCCTGCGGCCAGATCGTCAACTTCCTCGGCACGCTGCAGAACGAGTGGGCGGGGGCCCAGGCCTTCTCGTCCTTCGACACGTACATGGCGCCGTTCATCCGGCTCGACGGGCTGGACTATGCGGAGGTCAAGCAGTCGATGCAGGAGCTCATTTTCAATCTCAACGTTCCAAGCCGTTGGGGAAGCCAGTGCCCCTTCACGAACCTGACGTTCGACTGGACGTGCCCTGAGGACATCAAAGACAACCATCCGCTTATCGGAGGTGAACTGTGCGACTTCACGTACGGGGACCTCCAGGCCGAGATGGACACGATCAACCGCGCCTACATCGAGGTCATGATGGAAGGCGACGCCGACGGCCGCGTCTTCACCTTCCCGATCCCGACCTACAACATGACGAAGGACTTCGACTGGGAGTCGGACAACGCCCGCGCCCTGTTCGATATGACCGCGAAGTACGGCCTGCCCTACTTCCAGAACTTCATCAACTCCGACCTGGACCCGCACATGATCCGCTCGATGTGCTGCCGCCTCCAGCTGGACCTGCGCGAGCTCCTCAAGCGCGGCAACGGCCTCTTCGGCTCGGCGGAGCTGACCGGCTCGATCGGCGTGGTCACGCTCAACATGGCGCGTCTCGGCTACCTCTACAAGGGCGACGAGGAAGGCCTCGTCGCGCGCATGGACGAGCTCATCGACCTGGCGTCGCAGTCCCTCGAGATCAAGCGCGAGACCATCCAGTACCACATGGACCACGGCCTCTTCCCCTACTCGCGCCGCTACCTGGGCACGCTCGATAATCACTTCTCGACGATCGGCGTCAACGGCATGAACGAGATGGTGCGCAACTTCAGCGACGACGCCTACGACCTGACGGATCCGCGCGGCTTCGACATGTGCGTGCGAGTCCTGGATCGCGTGCGTGAGCGCATGGTTCAGCTCCAGGAGGCCACCGGCCACATGTACAACCTGGAGGCCACCCCCGCGGAGGGAACGACCTACCGCTTCGCGAAGGAGGACCGCAAGCGTTTCGCCGACATCATCCAGGCGGGCACGCCGGAAGAGCCCTACTACACGAACTCCTCGCAGCTTCCCGTGGGCTACACGGACGACCCGTTCCAGGCCCTCGAGGAGCAGGAGGTCCTGCAGGGCAAGTACACGGGCGGCACGGTCCTGCACCTGTACATGGGTGAGCGCGTCTCCTCGGGCGAGGCCTGCAAGGAGATGGTGCGCCGCTCGCTGAGCGCCTTCAAGGTCCCCTACATCACGATCACGCCGACGTTCTCGATCTGCCCGGTACACGGCTACCTGGCCGGCGAGCACTTCACCTGCGACAAGTGCGCGGCCGCCCACCCCCACGCGGAGCCGCAGGCCTGCGAGGTGTGGACGCGCGTCATGGGCTACTTCCGCCCGGTCCAGTCCTTCAACATCGGCAAGAAGGGCGAGTACCACGAGCGTCAGATGTTCTCCGAGAGCGCTGCGGATGCGCACGGTGAGCTCGTCAGCGCCTTCCCTCCCGCGGGGAGCCGCTGA